GTCGTTGAAAAGCCTATTTCCAAATCATCGCGGTTCTGGTCGTGGATCGGTAGTGGCGGGGCAGGTGCCGCAATCCCGTTTGTCGATTGGCGCGTCCAGATGGTGCTTGTGGTCTTTGTTTTGCTGTTGGCCGCCTATGCCATCTTCACCATGCCGCAGGCCAAGGCCAAGCTTGAACAGCTGGTTGATGCGCTATGAGCTTTCTGTTCACTCACTGGCGTGTTCTGGCGGTCATAGGCGCATGTCTGGCCGCAGTCGCCCTTTATCAGTTTGGCAAGCGTGATGGCTATCGCGATGCCATGTCTGATCAACTTCAATCAACAATCAAAGCAGAGCGGGAAAGGGTGGCGGACGATGCGAAGCTACGCGATCTACCGGATTATGATTTTTGCAGGCTTGCTCTTAAGCGTCGCGGGTTGCCAGTCGAACAATGCGACGAGTTGCGCGGGGTTTCGCAAGAATAATCTCACACCGGCCGGTCTCGTTGCTCTCACCAAAGCGGATCGGGCAGGGGCTGAGCGTGTCGAAGGCAATGACGAAAACGGAAAGCGACGGGGTTGCTGGTGATGTCGGAAGATTTGAAATGGCTGATCGGTACGGCGCTTGGCCTATCCACATTCTTCGGCGGTGCCTTGCTCACGGCCTTTCGATCCTTGTCGTCGTCCATAAAGGATGGCGATGAGCGATTGGCGGAGTCGGTAAAGGCAGGAGACGATCAGCTTCACGAGCGCATCAACCGGGTTCGGGATGAGTATGTCCGCCGCGTTGACTATGACGACAGCATCAAGCAATTGCGCGAGAGCGTGAAGGAACTTCGGGACGAAACCCGTGAAGGGACGAAAGAAACAAACAAGCGGCTGGATCAGGTGCTGGCCGCGTTGGCGCGGGATAGAAAGTCTGGATGATCGTTGCCGGATAAATTAATGACAACTTAACCATATTCTTTCGATTGGGGAGCATTTGTTGCTCTATATCCCGGTGTTGCATGAAAGTTACATACATTTCGAACGCATATTCTATGATCAACATCAATGAATTTATTGAGCATGTTAGGGGGTTCCCATGAACATCAAGTCTCTTCTTCTTGCATCTGCCTTTGCCGTTGTAGCCGCAGGTGGCGCGCAAGCCGCTGACGTAGTCGAATATCAAGAGCCTGCTCCTTATGTTGAAGCTGCTCCGGCATTCTCGTGGAGTGGCGCATATGTTGGTGGCCAGATCGGTTACGGCTGGGGCAAATCCACAATAGAAGATCTGGGAAATATTAAGCCGGACGGGTTCCTTGGCGGTGTTTATGCCGGCTATAACTTCGATCTGGGTAATAGCTTTGTCCTCGGCGTTGACGGCGATATCACCTACAACGGCCTTAAAGAGAGGCGCTTCTATACCGAAGATGACGATGAATTTTCGATGGAAAGCCGCCTGCGTTGGTCTGGAGCAATTCGTGCTCGTGCTGGCGTCGCAGTCGACCGCTTCATGCCTTATGTTGCCGGTGGTGTAGCATTCGGTCAGGTGAAAAATTCAGGATGGGGTGATAATGGTCACTTCTCTGATAGAAAAACAATGACAGGTTGGACTATCGGTGGCGGCGTTGACTATGCCGCGACGGATAACCTTATCTTGCGCTTCGAATATCGTTACACTGATTACGGTAAAAAGGATTTTGGCTTCGGTTGGGAGCCATTCGAAGACAAGTTCAAAACGCATGACATCCGTCTCGGCGTTGCCTACAAGTTCTAAGCCTGAATTGCAGGGTTAATAAAAGGGCGGTCATTCGACCGCCCTTTTTGCGTTGCAGGATGTATATGAGGCGAGGGGGCTTCCGTTGCTCGCTGGCTCGCAATCAGAAAGAGGAGCGAAAGAAAGAAACAAGCGGCTGGATCAGGTGCTGGCCGCGTTGGCGTGGTACGGAAAGCAAGATTTTTTGCGTGTATGGGTACTGTGAAATGAAATTATTCGTCCTGTTCGACTAATGTATTACTGATTTTCTACAAATAAACGTCACGATCCTCTGGTTTAAATGCTGTAAAAAATGAGGCGATTGGCATAAGATAGATTATGGCTTATATTTTACTGCAAGTATTAAAAGAGGGAGGGTAACTTGGCAAAAGTTGCATCAATGATCTGTGCTGTGGCAATGGCGCTTCCGATGATGACAGTATCACCTGCCATTTCGGCTCCAGTTAATTTAACGGCTCCAATAGTGGGCCATGCCGCTCCGGTCATCGATGTTCAATACCGTAGACATCGAAATCATTATCATCGTCCGCCCCATCATCACCGCCACCGGCATCATCGCCATCATAGGCGACATCACCGGGGCGACGTTGCTGCAGGTATCATTGGCGGTTTAGCGGCCGGTGCTATCATTGGCAGCATAGCAAACAGTCACGCTCATTCGGCACCCCCTAGAAATCCCCATGTGGAATGGTGCCTCAGTAAATATCGTTCGTATGATATACGAACTAATACATTTCAGCCTTTTAACGGTCCTAGGCGGTTCTGCAATTCGCCCTACCGATAATTTGCCAAGCGTGGTCGGCCACCTAAATTGGCCGACCGATTATGGGAATCTGGTCACAGTGTCGATCCCGTCAGGTCTACTAGGTCATTATCGGGCAATGGCTTCTGCATTTCCTTGGCTTCGTCCCACGGTGCACGTAGCCAGGTATCTATTTCTTCTTGTGTTCGTAGAATGACCGGCATCGCTTTAGGGTGAACGGGCTTGACGACAGCGTTTGGCTCGGTTGTCAGGAAAGCAAATATTTCGGCCTCAACCGGACCTTCTTTTTTCTTTCGCGTCCCTTGCCACCTGGTCCAGATGCCAGCAAATACAAATAGCGGCTTATCCTCGTTTAAAGCAAACCAGTGTAGTGGCTTTCGTCTCGTGACGGGATCAGGTGTTTGTCCATATTCAGAAAACGATGTGGCAGGCACTACACATCGGCTTTCCACGCCTTGCCATCGCCGCCAGTGCGGGGAGTTGAGATTGCGGATATTAGTTACGCCGCTATCGGCTTCCCCCTTCACATAAATTGGAGGGGTAGGCATTCCCCAGCGAAGCATTGCAAGTTCTGGTTCACCATCCTTCACATTGCGCAAAACTGGGGCTGGGTAATCTGGATAGATATCCAGTTGTGGATCTACACGGTTGGTCATATCTCCAAATTTTGGAAACAACCGGCGCATAGCTTCGTGCGATGTGGTGATGTTGTAAAGATTGCACATACCAGTCCTCCTAGCTTGCAGAATAGCGCAACAATCAGTTGCGTCCAGTTTGCGTTGACTTCCGGAAGAATCATCTCGGCAAGCGATAGGCCACGAATTCTCCATGACCTTTTGCAGAGCAGGCTTTGCAGCGCAGTTTTGATTTATGGGCATTCAGCGGCTCATAATGTCCAATTATCCGCGCAACAGCATCAGTATTGAGATCGCTCAGATGGCCGCAACGCGTACAGAAACCGCATAAGATCGTCCAAGGTTCAATATCGGCGATCCGGGAAGAGGGATCCAGCTTCTCATATGATGGAGGTCGAGCCATGTTAATATCACTTAATTACAGTCGGCTTCCAACCGCGTGCAAAGCCAAACGACATAGCGATGCTGGCATACTCAATTTCTTTCACCAAAAAATCTCGGTCTTTGAGTAAGCCTTCAATCGCCGCGCGAACGTCCCCTTTGTAATAAGCCAATACCAGATCGATCTCATCATCATAATTTTGCGCAAGCGCATTCATTCGTCGTGCTCCATTAAAGCAGACATCTCCGCCGCCAAGCATGTCTTTAGTTACGATGTTCTATAAATGTTCTATTGCGTTTGATGAGTCAAATGATTCTTTTGCCACGGTAAAACTGTGGAAAAGGTGAGGGGAGCGTTTCAGGTTTCCCAATAAAATCAATGGGTGTTTTAGGAGGGTAGGTGAGGGGAATTACAATCGCCCATCTATATCAAGCTATTGATATGTTTAGTCTTTATCACGATAGTTTGAGGATCGAATGGTGGGCGTGACAGGGATTGAACCTGTGACCCCTACGATGTCAACGAAGATCACCTAGCAAAAACTGTTGTAAAACAATAACTTAATATTTGGGCTATGGTCGAAAAAGTGCTGTTTGTACTTATTTCGTTCACTGTTTCTGGTACAGTGTACCAGTGACCCCTACGTTACCCCTCTAAAGTTTGTCGAATCTGGATTAATTTCAACCGCCATAATCCAGCACCGATGCAGCGTCTTTTAAGAAGTCAGGGGAATATCGCGCATACACTTTCCGCGTAACATTCGCATCGTTGTGACCCAAATACTGAGCAATTTCTTCCATGCTGACTCGGGCCTCAGCCATATGTATTGCTGCCGAGTGACGAAGAAGGTGTGGAGTGACATGTCCAACATTCGCCCGCTTTACCGTGGCTGCAAATCCCCTTTTTATAGATTGAACTGGACCGCCTGCCCACTCAATAACCCACTTTGAAAGGGCTTGAGGCTGTGCCGTCAGCAGAGCTTCCTTCACCATGCGATTCATAGGCACAATGGCACGCCCTTTGTGCGGGTTGGAGATATTGGGGTTACGCAGATCAATTTGTTCGCGTACGAAATCGCAGCGGTCCCATGTTAGGTCTAGTAATGCTCGTGTGCGGGCGCCCGTCCCCAAGGCCAGTACAATAAATAAACGAACATGCGGCGTGGTTGCGCTATCAATTAGCAACTTGGCTTGCTCGCGGGTCAGATGACTTTCTTTGGGGCGCGGCTTCGATGGACGCTCAATATATGGCGCTTTGTGGATGAGGTTGTTTTTCTCAGCCCACAACAGAACCATCCTCAAATGCCCTAGCTCGGTGTGAATCGTGCCATCATGTATGCCGTGCGGTCGCAGCTCACTGGGTTCCCTGCGCTCGGCGATGTGGGCGCGACAGTCAGCAATAGTTATCTCAGATGGATCTAAGTGGCCGAACCGTCGCTCAAGAGCTCGCCACGTGTATTTCATAGTTCCGACAACTGCGCGCCCAGATTTATCTGCGCAATATGCCGCCCATAAATCAGCAACAGTGTCTCCTCGCGGTCGCGTTAACTGCGCGAAGTAGCTCGGCGCAATGAGTTCAGCTTCGCGCGCGTCGTTAGTGTTGAGAGTAATTCGGCGGCGTTTTCCTTCGTGGTCATAGTAGACGAGGCAGAACTGTCCTCGGTGCCGGCCAATGGAGTATTTTTTGTCATCCGACATTGATATTCCTCGACATCCTCGCCCCTGATCCTAATAAGTTTGGGGCCGATTTTAAAATATGCTAATTCACCACGGCGTAGTAGATTACGAACATGCTGCTCGCTGCATCCCCACGCCTTAGCCAACGTGGCTGGTGTAAAAAGATTGTTGTCGTTATCGGCTCTCATCCTTCACTCCCTTTCCGGGCTTGGCGCCCAAGCACAAAACCTTCCCATGTCCAGTACAAGGGCCACGCAGCACCGCTCACAAATCCACGAAATGCCTGACAATCACGCGGTTCAAGCACCTTATTGCTGCACTCTGTGCTTGAAGCAGCGTACCCGAAGGTTAGCATCGCTATAATCAAATATGCGGCAATGCCCGTGTTAAACGTCAGCTTCATTCGCTCTTCTCCCCTAATGTGCTGGCTGCGATTTGAGGGCGCGGATGGCTGTAGCGATTGAAGACGATGCGTCTTGTTGACCCGATGCGTAGAATTGGCGCTCTTCGTCTGTCCAAGCAATAGCAGGGCGGCATGGTTCGCCTTCGTGAAGTTCCGCTATCTGCGCCGCTTCCTCCAGCGCCTGTTCACGCGCTGATCCGGACATATGCGGGGCTGCCGCGGTGAGGGCTTTTATCATCGCACCGGGAGCAACACCTATTCCCCATCTTGTGCCATGGATTAATGCTGACTGTACATCGTGAGGTACGCCAGCATCGGCTAGAGCTCGTGCCGCCGCCTCCACGGCCTGTTCATTAACCTGCATGACGCACCTCCTCACCAGAGATTATGACCTTACCGCTTGCTGCCAGTCGGCTGGCTACAGGCTCAGGAATTCTAGGATATCCGATACGCTGCGGGCCAAGCCGCAGCGCGTTCAAGAATGCCGCGTCAATGCGGCGGGTGGCTTCATCCATCACACAGCCCTCCGCGCAGCACGACGGCAGTTGTCGTTGGAAGGACGGTAGCGCCGACCGAGATGCTCGCCGGTCGATCGAGCAAGTTGCACCGCCGTTTTGCGCAATATTGCTGCGACTTCTCCGGTGTGCAGATTAGCGATAGACAGCACAGCGGCAGCGGAAGTTCCTTGTGCTTGGAATTCGGCGGCGGTCAGGATTGGGGTCGCGATACTGCGACGCTTGTTAGGTCTGGACATTTTTTCCTCGTGTGGTTGGTTGGGGTGGTGGTGGCGGCGCTTATGCAGCGCGACGCCATTCTAGATAGAGGTGCTTGATCAATCGCTTTTCTACGTATCGATGCGCACGATTGGCTGCATGCATCTTGTAAGATTCATTGCCGGTCTTTTCATTGCGCTCGACAGGCAGCCCAAGCTTTTCGGATTCGTAGCGGGCGCGCTCTGCATAAACACGTTGATAATAGCTCGCATGGAGCAGGTCGCAGCCATAGGCCGGTCGCCATTTACCCATGCCGCCGATGACTTGCTGTCGGGCATTCCAGCTGACCGCGCGACGCTGTCGATTATACCCGTGGGCAATCCAATCTTGAGCGGTTGCGCCTTCACCAGGTGCGCCCTGCCTTTTGCCGTTCATGACAGCAAGGCCTAACCGCTTCCAGACGGCTGCAACCGACTTATAACTTCCAATGTCACCACATTCACCGACAATGGTGGCGAAGGAAATATCGCCGAAGCCTTTGACGCTTTTTACCCATGGATAAACAGGGAGATGCTTGACCAGCTTGGTCATTACTTTTTTAATCTCTTCGTCTTGCTTCTCGAAATTCTCGATAGATGCAGGGAAATGACGAATGGTGGCAGCTAGGCGAGATACTATCTGCCCGGATTTGATCTCTTCCAGTGCTGCGGCGATAGCTGTATCAACGCGCTTTTCAGCGGCCTTGGATAGCTTAACCTTTTTGCGTCCGAACGCCGTAACTTTGTCGGTGTTAGTATCTTCTTCAAAATCCGCGTCAGTGCATAACATGCTTCGAGCCGCGGCCTTTTGTGCGAGTATAAGCTTTGTTTTGTTTTTTAAGACAAACTGGCGCTCACGATGTAATGCAACCAATTCATCCACCACAGCTTCAATTTCGTCTGTGGGTTCATATGGCGCGAGTGGTATATGGCCGGACGACCATTCTGCTTGCGAATTATGCCCGATTACGGCAGCGGCAGCTGCGATGCTGGCGGGGTTGAGGTCTGCGTTTACGTGTATGTTCATGGTAGTGCTCCTCGTGTGACGGGCGCGTGATAGATGGGCTGCGCTGAGCTACTGGCCCGTGGGTGAAAGGGGTGCAGATGGGCGCGCCTTATATGGGTTACGGACCAGAAGTGGCCCATCTGCGGGTAGAAAAAGGTTGGGGCGGCGAAGGAATTGTGGGTTACACGCGGACATTGGCCGCCCTGCGCTTTACGCAGCTCGCGCCGCGTTATAGAGCGCTGTTAGCTTTTCATTGTCGAACGTATCTGCCACGCACTTGCCAGCCGGCAGTTCACGCAAAACAGTTTTATAAAAATTAGCTTTCTGCCACATATCGCGTGCTTGCGGCTCATACACACCAATCGCGTGCTCAATGTCAGGGCGCTTGGCATCAGCCATGAGCGTACCGTTTGGAAGGACGGCTTCAAGCAAGCGCAGAACAGAATTTGCGGCGCGCTCTAAGCGGCGCTTTTGTGCAGGCGAAATAAGTGGTGGTGGATTTATTAGAGCGCGCGGTTTGGAAATATCTGCATTCGGGTCGTCATTGAATATCTTAGCATTGTCGCTGCGAATAAGCTGCCCAACGGCGGAGCGTGCACCCTCGCTGATTAGAAACTCCGCTAGCGCAGCATTGTGCTCGGCAGCATCAATAACAGCGCGCACAGCTTCGTCTTTTCTTTTGCCGGCCCTGTCGAAAGTGAATGCGATCAAATCGCGTGGGGCCATGCTTTTGCCGCCGGTTTTTCTTTTGCCTTTAGTCGCTGTTGTAATGTTGGTGTGAATGTTCATTTTATTTTCCTCATGTGGTTTGCGGTTTAAGGGCCGGCAAGCGCGGCGGGCGGCCAGTGGGGTGCGCAGATGCTGTGGCCGCGCTTGCCTATTTCGTTGAGGACGGGCGGAAGCTTACTGGGGTCCGTCCGATGCGTGGCCCGTCCTCGTGCCGCTGTTGCGGCGAAACTGGTGTGCTGACCGGCGCAAGGGGGGTGGGTTACGATCCCATGGTGGCCGGTCAGCGGTCCCCGTTTGGGGATTGGTATGCAGGGTAGGGCGAGGCATCCATGGGTTACGAATCTCGCGTGGCCCCACCCTGCATTTCGTTTTGCGTCGCTATTCAGCGCCGCGGTGATTGGTGGACGGGCGGAGGGAAAAAGGTTTACGCCAGTCACCTGGCCCGTCCTCGGCTTGCGCCGAATTTGTAGGTAGCAGGAAGGCGACCGACTGCTGGGTTTCACATGACCAATGGCCTTCCTGCTAAGTTTTGGGGCGGCGACGGCGCCATGGTTTACGCATCATTGATGGCCACACCCCGCGCCGTAGCGCTATCTTCCTTTCAACAGCTTCATGCGGCCACCCCGACAGCAACGGCGCACACGGCGACGCAGAACGCCACGATAACTGCCATTTCGAGTGCTTCACGCGCTGCATATCGAAGCCACGGCTGCGGTTTTGCATGTTTGCGCGCCTTGTAGTCAGGGCGGCGCATTGGTTCGACATTGCTTGCGCGGGCGGCGCTTGGCCTCACGTACGGCTGGTCGTCAATGTAAACTTCAGTTTCGAAATGGTGATGAGAAAGTGAGCGGGTCATGCTGCTGCCCTTTCTTCAAGAGCTTCCGCTTCTGTGGCTGGCGCACAGAGCGCGACAACGCCACTCGTCTGGAAAACTTCAAACGTTTCGCCAGGGAATAACTTTGCGAGACGGGTTGCCTCGGCAGCGGCTTGTTCAATGGAGCCGTGTTCAAAAGGCAGGACACCTCTAACGCCAACGCGTCCTGTTTTCTTTCCGCGGCGGAATACAAAGAAACCGCCGCCAATTGTTTCGTTAATGCGAGGCTTTGGAGATCTTCTTCTTTTAACGCTGTTTGCCATATCAATTACTCCTCGTGTTTGGTTTTCAGCAGATCAGGTTGGTGAAACCGTCTTCGTGCTGTCGTGTCATCGTTATATGCGCTATTGTCACCTGATGTCAACAAAGAAAATTGACAAAAGCGCAACGAAGAAATTCATTCAGTTAATTTACAAGAAAATGTTCTTGAAATGTTCTGACAATAATGGAATCGATAGGTCAGAAAGGAAAATGGGATGACTGCTTTGTATGTTGTTCAGTCGTTTACTGAAGGTCGGTGGGGGGTAATTCCTGACACACCTATTGAGGTGCAGGATTACGAGCAGGCAGAGCGCCTTGTATGCAGGCTTGCAAGAACTAAGCCCGCAGTAATTGCAGTGGAGAAGTGGATGGGAGGAGTAGAAATAATCGCAGCCATCGGGCGCGTGCCCGAAAGCGTTTTCGAGGAGGCTGCGAATACCGGTTGTTAGCGGGTGTTGTACTTACCCACGACGCGATGACAAATGGGCCAATCCGCACGGAACTCTTTAAATTCTTTCTGCGGGTTGTACTGTTCAAGCATCCATTCGCGATCATTGAAGCCGATGAGTCGTTTAATGATGGCTTCGTGCTCATCGGTTTCGCTGGTGTGATACAGCACCACGTCCTCATCCCTTGCAGGCGGTAAATTGGGGTTAACAAGTGCTGTTTCGCCCGGGCGATAGGCTGGAATCATAGAGTCGCCGGTAAGTAGCAATCCGTAGCCGCCTTTCACGCCTTGAAGCATGGCAGGCATTTTCATGTAACTGATTGGGTCAAAGGTAATAATGACATGTCCGTCACCGCCACGAGCTGCCGCATAAACAGGAAGGTCGCGATTCGCTCCGACGAGATCGCTGCCAGGAATAGGGTTGGGCGTGAAAACATCATCGGGATTAGATGTAGGTTGCTGAGATATGTTCATCTCGCCTTTACCGAAGGCTAGCCAGTCTTCGTTCAGATCGAGTGCGCGAGCGAGTCGCGCTACAAACTCAACGCTCGTGCCGCGTTTGCCGCTCTCAAGCAGGCTAATGGCCGATTTATCGCGACCAACGAGGTCGGCGACTTCAGCTTGACTTAATCCTTTTTTCTCACGGGCTTTACGGAGCCGCTGGCCAAATTCCTGATCCATGATGTGCTTTTCGCATATTGTTGCGAGAAAGTAACGTGCGAATTTGTCATCATGTGTTGACAAGGGTGCGAAAATGTCATATATATGAGCCATCAACCGATGCAATAAGACACCGGAAGTTAAAAAAGGAGGCCCAACCTCATGATGAAAGACAGCATCCTCCCAAGGGTGGCGGCGATCGAAAGATAGAATAGTCAAGCGAATTACTAGAGGAGAAGCGTAATGATGAATAAAGCCGACAGAAGCAGCAACGCTTCGATGTCACAAGGACCGTAGAAAGAGGGACGCTGCATGGTTAAGAGCCATGCGGCGCTTTCGGCGTGGCGACTTTAGCCAGTCGATTTTAAAGGACGGCTTTATGCCCGGCACCACCCGTAGCAGCCGTCCTCCGTAATCGTAGCGCCACACGAGGAGGGCAAAGCCACTTCCAAACGCTACTTTCCTTGCTGGGTACCACCCCAGCCGATCAGACAAATGCCGTTGTGCATGGCATTTGTCAACTACCACCACACCACACGAGGAGCATATGCTTGATTACGATACGCTGATCGAATTGCATCGAATGCGAGACGCCGGGGCAACAATTTCTGAAATTAGCAGAACGCTAAACATCGCTAGATCAACAGTGATGTGGAATTTACGCCGACAAATCCCAAAGCCCACAGACAATTCCATTGTTGTTAGATCCGTTATGAATGGCGGGTGGTCAACATCACCGGTTTCGGTGAGTTATATTTCGCTTCCGCGAGTGCGATTTCTGGAAGCGGCTAACGACAATTTCGAAAGCGCTGCTGTAGCAGCGTAGCCTTTACAGGCAGGCCGACCGCCAAGGAGAACGGGGCCAACGATCAACCTCCATTCAGGAGGCTTTCTTGAAAACTAAATTCACACGAACTGGCGAGCGGGACATGACAAACCGCAAGCCTTACCGAACGGCTGCGCAAAAAGTCGAAGCGCGACGCACGGCGCGTCTCGTTGACGGTCGATACGTTAGCAATGCGCCCGTTAGTTACCACCGTGCACCGAGAAGAGGTGCGGCATGACCTGCGGTTGCACCGAATGTTGGGATTTACCCGGCGAGATCGTCGTCCATCGTCTTTGGAAGTGGAAGGGGATCATCGTTGAAGAGCGGGACAGTTTCCGCTGGCTAAAAGTTCGCTTCATGATCCCGGGCTCTGGATTGGTCGTATTAGAAGTATCCCGTTTCGAAGTGGAGCCCGAAAACCTTGACTGCGACTGCGGTGATGCGATCGACGAACCAGAAGCCGACGACAATGTAATCCCGGTTGATTTCACCAAGAAGGTGAAGCTTACGAAAAACACCAAGACGAGGGGGAATGCATGACCAAAGCAACACCACCAAAAGATTATGTGGTCGAAGAAGATCGCATTCTCGAATTTGATCCTTGGGGCAATCCTGAAAGTACGTCCAGCTTAGGCGACAAGTTTGCTTATGGCTTGATGGTCGTCGCGATGATCGCAATTGCCGTAACACTCTATTCTTGGGTGCTAATATGATCGCGAGAAGCATTAACCCCGGGAGAATACCGGGCAAGGGCAAGATTGGGCAATCAATAGTGCTTGCCGGAGCAGTGCTGCTTTTATGTTCAGCCATTGTCGCTGCGCTGTTCTGGAATGTCCTGCTGCCTTTTTATGGGTTGCTCTATTTGTGGGGCGCCAGTTGATGCCGGACAGACCGCTACGAGATAGCTGCGTGACCTCCGTCACGTCGCCACCACCATGGCTCGTCGGCTGGCTCATCCTGCTAACCGTCGTTGCCGCAATCACCATCACCCACCACACCTACTGACACGAGGAGTCCTATGGCTTTATCTTTATCTAGCCTGAAAACGACCAAGAGAAACGATCCACCTGTGATGCTTCTCTATGGGGTTGACGGCATCGGCAAAACTTCGCTTGCAGCGGAGTTTCCTAATCCAATTTATCTTGCAACCGAAGGTGAGCGTCCGCCGTCTGATATCGAAATGGTAACACCCGGCACGATCGAGAGCTTTGACGATCTGCTGAATGTGATCGGTGAATTGCTCACGGAAGAGCATGATCGTCAGTCGGTTATCATAGATAGCCTTGATGGATTGGAGCCGCTTGTTTGGCGCACGACCGCATCCCGCCTCGGCATTAATGGTATTGAAGATGCTGGATTCGGTAAAGGTTATGTTGAAGCCGATACTGAATGGAATGAGCTCATGGCAGCGGTATCGGCATTATCCCGTGCAGGCATGTATGTTGTCATGTTAGCCCACCCGGAGATAGTGCGGTTTGATAGTCCCACCACTGATCCATATTCACGCTACCAGCCCAAGCTTCATAAACGTGCAAATGCCCTAGTACGTGAGAAGTCCGACATTGTCGCTTTCATGAACTATCGCATTTCCATCAAGGAAAAAGAGGTGGCGCGGCAGACTAAAGTTGCACACGCCGAGGGTGGTAAAGAGCGACAAATGCACTTCAATGAAGCTGCCGGTTTCAATGCCAAAAACCGCTACTCGATGCCCGACAGCGTCGTTTACCGCAAAGGGCAGGGCTTCACTGACATTTCCAAGTTTTGGCCTGTCGCAAACGACAATGTCCAGCAACAGCGGGAGGCAGCATGATGGGGTGGTTCAGTCCAAAGGCAATGAAGTTAGTTTATGGCGAGCCTGTCCATCAGATGGTTGCAAGAGCCTTTCTGTATGGTGCGATTAAGGTTGATAATGAAAGCATCCTGACGACAGCTAGGTATCACTTTGTTGGTGATCACGGCGTTGTGTATCGCGGCAAAGATCGGACTTGGCATCGAGCAACTCCAAACCTGGCCGCGGGTGTCGCGCAGCTATGCGAAGAAATACAGCAAGACTTTAACGAGCGTACCGCAGCTCAGAACAAGGCGCGCGAGTACGCACGCGAAAAGCTCGCCGTTCCTAGCCTATTCACAGCCGTTAAGGAGGCAGCATGATGGGGTGGCCACAAATCACGATGATAGTGCTGCTGGCGCTTGGGATTGGCGTATCTGCTGCAAAACACGGCGATCCGCGACCGCCTTATAGCATCGGTGTCGCGTTAATCAGTTCCGCTATAACTGTCTGGCTGCTTATCGCAGGCGGCTTTTTCACCACCCACTAAATACCACCACCGTAAACACGAGGAGCCAAAATGGCTAAACTAGCAACCAGATTTGATGCAACCGCTCACGATACAGAGCAACGCGATTTTGAGGAATTGCCGAATGGTGATTACGAGCTCGAAATTGAAGCGTCGGAACTTCACGAAGGCGCGAATGGAACCGGTCTTAAAACGACCATGAACGTGGTGCGCCCGGAGGATTATAAGGGCCGCAAGCTTTTCAATTACTACAATCTTGAGCATAAAAATGCACAGGCTCAAGACATTGGCCAACGCCAGTTCGCCAGCTTGTGCCGCGCGATCGGAGTGTCTGAGGTCGAGGATTCCGAGGAGCTTCACTTCAAGGTGTTCACGGCCCGCGTGGGCCTCGGCAAGCCTTCCAAGGATGGCCAATACCCAGCACGCGCTGAGATTAAGAAGTATTACTTCCCGGACGAGGGCAATGTTCCTCAGCCCTCTATCGACGCTAACCAGCCTCGTGTTGCGGCTAATGATAACCGTGCTGCAGCTGCGAATGACAACAAGCCTGCTGCAGCAGCAGCTGCCGACAAGAAGCGCCCTTGGGGTTGATCGTAATACTGCTGCTGCTGGCGCGAAGCGCCGGTGGCGGCATAGGAGGGATTGATGGCGAACGAATATGATGTGGCAGAGGCCACGACTTATTTAGAAACTGGCGGGTTAGGTGAAGTCATCGGCCTGACCGATTTAGCGCGCCAAATGGAGCAGTCGAAAGTCCAAATGGACACGGATATGGCAATGGCGTTGTGCCTGCTGGCAGGTGAAGCGTTGAAAGTCAGAAAGGAGACGGCATGACTCTTTCAGAATTTAAGGCATGGCTGGAAGGCTTCAGTGCTTCATTCAGTAACGGAACCCCGGATGATGCGCAGTGGGATCTGATCCAAAAGAAGCTTGCAAGCGTTTCCTATTACACAGCTCCACTGCCAACAACGTTACCGAAACTGCCGCCAATCGGCGAGCCGTGGCTAAGTGGACCGCAACCAATACGGGATCAGTTTACCGTCAGCTAAACCTAACAGGCGCGGCCACCAACCGCGCCTACCACTAAACACGAGGAAACAACCATGCGCGTCACTATTGACCGCTCACAGCTCGCGCACGCGCTGGCGACTGTGACAAGGGCTATCGAAAGTAGAAATCCCGTTCCGATCTTGGGTAATGTGCTGCTAGCAGTCGAGGACGGTAGTCTGCGCCTGACCGGCACAGATATGGACATTGAAATCACTACCAGTGTGCCAGTGATAGACGCGGCCGATGGCGCTGCGACGGTTCCCGGCAAGATGCTTGCGGATATCGCGAAGCGTGCCACCGGTGACATCACTCTTGATCTGGATGGTCGGCTTAACGTCGCTTTTGGACGCAGCCGTTATAAGCTTGATACTCTCCCAGCCGAAGACTTTCCGTTTTTTGCGTCGGGGGCGTTCGACACGACTCTGCAGCTGGATCTTGCGGCGTTGGTTGCACCATGTGTGCATTGCATCGCGACGGAACAAACGCGCTACTATCTCACCGGTGTTTATTTGCACACGGCGGATGGGCGGTTGGTTGCTGTCGCCACCGATGGTCACCGCTTGATGCGCAATAAGGGGGGTGAATCCGACCTTGCTTATGGCGTTATTCTTCCGCGCAAGCTTATTGGTTTATTGCCAAAAGGTGAGGTCACGCTCGATCTGTCTGAGACTATGGTACGGGTAACATCTGGCGCAACTACCATAACGAGCAAGCTGGTCGACGGGACATTCCCGGATTACGTGCGGGTGATCCCGCAGGCCAATCCAAACTTACTTACTGTCGATCGTCTGGCCTTTATGAAGGCAGTCGAGCGTGTCGCTGCCGTCGCTGATGACAAATCGCGAGCAGTAAAGTTCACAATTGGCGACGTTGTGGGTCTAGCTCTGGCGGACAAAGCCAGCGACGAAGTTGAAGGAAGCTTTGAAGGCAAGCCTTTAGAGATTGGTTTTAATGCCCGGTACGTGAGTGAAATGCTTGGCGCGCTCGACGAGCCGAACGTGCGCATTGCTCTGAATGATGCTAGTTCGCCTGCCGTTGTTACTGGCGATGGCGACTGGACCGGCGTACTTATGCCGATGCGGGTGTGAGTAATATGGCCAGATTTTCAGTCAATTACAGTTTCCACGCACGTGCCTATGAGACCATTGAGGCTTCCTCACTTGAGGAGGCCAAGGCGCTGATTTACGCCAAGGTTGGAGCCGATGACTTCGAACTCGACGCTGACGAGATTGATGGTGTCGACTTTGACGTCACTGAGCTGCATCCGGTCACACGCGGAGGTCGAGAAATCTGGACGACATACGTTCGAGACAGCGATGTTCGCGGTCATGGATCGGCTTTGGCTGAAACGCCGCTCTTTGGGGCCGTATAAATGGCACCGCTTCCTAAAGCTCAGTCCAGCACGGTCCGTGCCATCTATGCAGCGTACGAAGCCGCAAACAAACCACGAGACGGGAAGACAATTCCCGCCTCGCAGATAGCGGAGGAATGCTCGCGAAAACTGTTCTTTGATTTTCGCTGGACCACGCCGCACGAACATATTCCAGGGCGCACTCTGCGCATTTTTGAAACGGGCGTCATCGAGGAGGATCGTTGGATTGAAAATCTCCGCATGATCGGCTGCGAGGTCGTATCGCATGAAGACAGTGGGCGGCAAATCCGCGTCGAGCTGTGTGATGGACACGTTGGCGGTTATTTGGACTCCGAAATACTTGGACTGCCGGAGGCGCCGAAGACTTGGCACGTTGGCGAAATGAAAAGCCACAATTTGAAGAGTTTCACTGCACTTAAAAAGGATGGGGTCGAGAAAAGTAAACCGCTGCACTACGGCCAGATGCAAATTTATATGCATGCAAGAGGTAGAGACCGGGCCGTTTATCTGGCCGTTTGCAAGGACAATGACGAATTATACGCCGAGCGCATCAAGTATGACGCGGCATATGTAGGAAGGTTGCTAGCCAAGGCTCAGCATATCATCCACGCAAACGATCTGCCGCCGCGTATAAGCGACAATCCCGAATTCTTCGCATGTAAGTGGTGCAAGCATCATAGTGTGTGCCACGAGGCTGCATGGCCTCGAACGAACTGCCGCACTTGCATCTTTAGCACACCCGAGCCGGGCGGCGTTTGGTCGTGCGCTCGCTTTAACAAGCCTCTTTCACTCACAGAGCAAGGCGAAGGATGTCCCGCGCACTTGTTTCTGCCGGCATTGGTGCCGGGTGAGCAAGTGGACTCCTCAGAGGAAGAGGAGTGGGTCGAGTATCGGCTGCGCAACGGCGAATTATGGAGGGATGGTGCTGCTAAGGGCAATCAGGAACAAAGGGGGCAGCAAAATGAAATGGCGGGGTGAAACGCAGCTTCAATGGGAAGAGAGAACGTCCGATTGGCATCGGCACTTCTGTCTTTTCCCTCGGCAAATGAGAAATGGAAACTGGGTCTGGCTGGAATGCTGCTGGGCCAGAAGGCGCAACACTTTGGCTGGCGGCTGGTATTTTGAGTTTTCCGATGCAGTCACGATACCTGAAGATGTTTGCTTAAAAACTGTTCCTCCGGGTTCTTTGGGTTTCAAGCAATGAACATCCCCGCCAATGACAACCATCGCCGCCCCGCATCGTTCGATGCCCTCTTACTGCAGTGGACGCCGTTTTTACACAAGCTCTCGCTGAACTTTGAGCACGATGCGCAAGACAGAGAAGACCTTGTGAATGAGACTATCACCGTCGCACTGCATAGATGGGGTAATTATAGGACGGATGCGAGTTTTCCCGGTTGGCTATCTTTTCAGATGCGGAGTTGCGTGTCTGCGCGAATGAGAAAGCAACATGCCGATGTACGTTGGATCGCACGTGTTAACCCGGAATGGAATTCGACTGCTCAACCCAACCAGGATGACGTTGTCGAGTTATCACAGGTGATCGGGATGCTTAATCCCGGCAGGGACCGGGATGTATTTCTGCGCGTTATTGATGGCGAAAGCGGGCAGGTCTTAGCTGACGAATACGGCATCAGCCGTGAGCGTGTTCGTCAAATTGTCGCGAGGCAACGCAAGACAATCTGCCAAAGTATTGCTGCCACTGAAAGGAGGGCTGCTTAAATTATGTTGCAGCTTAGAGACTACCAACGTGCCGCAGTGGATGCGCTTTATGAATATTGGCGCCAGCGACCCGGCTCACCTCTTATCGTGCTTCCTACGGGCGGCGGCAAGAGCCTTGTGCTGGGGACGATCTGCAAAGAATTGATAGAAGGCTGGCCCGACATGCGAGTGCTCGTCGTGACGCACGTTCGCGAGTTGATTTTGTCCAATTATCAGGAGTTGATGAACATCTGGCCATTTGCGCCCGCAGGTATCTTCTCGGCTGGCGTAGGACGACGCGACGCGAAGGCACAGATTGTGTTCGGCGGCGTGCAAACCATCGCTAATAAAACGGAGCAGATCGGTCACATAGACGTTGTATTGGTCGATGAGGCCCACCTCATGCCGCGCAATTCTGAAACTCAATATGGCAAGCTGATTGACGGGTTGCGGGTTATCAACCCTGACCTGAAACTAGTCGGGCTCACAGCCACGCCTTATCGACTGGGTGAGGGGCTTCTGACAGAAGGTGATGGTGCGCTTTTTGACGATATTTGCTACGAGAAACCTATCGGAGAGATGATCGAAGGAGGTTATCTTTGTCGCCCTATTTCAAAAGGAATGGCCACGGGCTTTGACCTATCTGGTGTCGGTAAGCAGGGCGGAGACTACAAGCAGAACGCGCTGCAAGCTGCGATTGATAGAGATGACATAACGTCTGCGGTTGTAGACGAGATTGTCGCGTATGGCACTGTCCCAAACGCAGAACGGAGGGCATGGTTAGCTTTTTGCTCGGGAGTGGACCACGCGCGGCACATGCGTGATGAAATTCGCAGTCGCGGGTTCACATGTGAGACGATCACCGGGAACACACCCGTTGCTGAGCGAGACCGCATACTTGCTGATTTTAAAGCGGGTAAGATCCGCGCACTGACTAACAACTCTGTGCTAACAACTGGCACGAACCTACCGATCGTCGATCTGGTTGCGTTTTGTCGTCCGACTTTGTCTGCCGGTCTATATGTGCAAATGGCGGGCCGGGGATTACGGCTATATCCCGGCAAGGATAACTGTCTCTTTTTGGATTTTGCTGGGGTTGTTCGTAAGCACGGCCCGATCGATGCGGTTACTCCTCCGGGTATGAAGTCAGGTGATGGAGAAGCGCCAGTAAAACAATGTCCGCCAGATGGTGGCGGTTGCGGTTCACTGATCCATGCCTCAGTCCAAGTATGTCCTGATTGCGGTTACGAATTCCCGATCGATGAAACGCCAAAGATTTCGGCGCAGGCAGAAGACGTTCCGATGCTTTCTAAAGATGAGGCAAGCACCCGTCAGGTTGAACGCCGCACTTTTGCATACCACGAAGGTAAAGGCGGGAAACAAGACAGTGTGAAAGTTTCATACTGGGTAGGCGTGTCACCGATTAACGAGTGGCTTGGTCCAGCGCATACGGGATTTTTCAAGTCTAAGTCCGACCGGTGGTGGCGCAAGCATGGTGGGCAGGCACCGTTTCCTAAAACCGTGCTTGAGTTCTTGGAGCGTCAAAACGAATTGCTGCCGACCGCTGAAATTAAAGTGAAACCGAACGGTAAATATTGGGAAGTCGTCGATGCAATACCGGGAGCCGCGAACGACAACATGTCTGTGTCGGAGCAGCCTGCCGCGGCGAATGACAATGAACCATCCTGGATGGCTGAGATAGCGGATTTAGAAGATGTGCCGTTTTAGAGATGGCAGACCACTTAGCACTGAAAAACACGAGGAGACACTATGTCATTGAAAATATTCGGTAAGCATGATGATCGCACAATTCGGCAGATGAAAACCTGCATGTCGACTGGTAGTGCTGCCGCGGGCGTACTTTGCGCAGATGGTCATCTTGGTTACGCCCATCCAATCGGCGGCGTTGTGGGTTACACTGAACATATCAGCATTAGTGGTGTCGGCTTTGACATTGCTTGTGGCAATATGGCAGTGCGGCTCGATACCCCGGCATCAGAGGTGAAGCCTCACGTCGGCCAGATCTTGAAAGATATTGCGTCTGTAGTTTCTTTCGGTGTTGGGCGTAAGAATGAGGAGCGCGTTGATCACGATCTCTTTGATAGTGAGTTGTGGCAAGCAGCTGACGTTGAAGACCTCAAACCCATGGCCCGTGCACAACTTGGCACGGTCGGCAGTGGCAATCATTACGTTGATCTTTTCGAGGATGAGCAGGGCTTTACGTGGATCGGAGTGCATTTCGGATCGCGTGGTTTGGGCCACAAGATTACCACGAAATACCTAGCCCTAGCTGGCGCGAAAGACGGGATGGAAGTGCCGCCCGCACTACTTGAGGCAGACAGTGACCAAGGTCGCGGATACCTAGCTGGCATCGAACTTGGCGGGTTGTACGCATACGCTGGTCGTGAATGGGTGGTGGAAAAGGTTCGTCAGATTATCGGCGGTAATGTCACTTTCAGCGTTCACAATCATCATAATTATGCGTGGCGCGAAACCCATAACGGTCAAGACATGTGGGTTGTCCGCAAGGGCGCAACGCCAGCCTTTCCAGGTCAGTACGGCTTCGTAGGTGGATCGATGGGTGACGATGCAGTCATATTGCGTGGCGTCGATAGTGATGAAAGCCGCCAGAGCCTTTATTCCACGGTGCATGGCGCGGGCAGAGTGATGTCGCGCACAGAAGCCCGTGGACGTTTTGCGCGAAATCCTGCCACCGGCAAAAAGGAACGCATGCCGGGCAAGGTGCGACGTGATGAAATGCAAGCTTGGATCGCTGACCGTGGCGTGACGCTCCACGGTGGCGATCTCGACGAAGCGCCGCAGGCTTACCGTCGCTTACCAGACGTACTAGCCGAACACGCGGGCACAATTTCCATCGAACATACTTTGCGACCGCTCGGAGTAATCATGGCCGGAGCCAACGAGTTCGATCCTTACAAAGACTAACCTTCACCGGCTAACAATCAAGACCGGCCTAACCAGCCGGGGCTAACCACACGAGGATTAAAATGACCAAAAACCAACAATACCTAGCTTATGACGTCACAGTGCTTGAGCGCGAATTTGCCGACTTGATCGCTGCGTTTCCAGAGCTGGCGGAAGACGAGGATTTGCGCGCCGATACAATTGAAGGTGAAACAGACGCCTATCGCGTGCTTGGCAAGATTGTGGCGATCGAACGCGATGCTAACAGCATGATCACAGCAATAAATGAGCGCGCTAAAGAGCTGTCAGCGCGTAAAGAACGATATACCCGACGCAAGGATGCAATGCGGGCGCTACTGCTGCGCTTGTTGAAGGCCGCTGACCTTTCAAAAGTTAGCCTTCCCGAGGCAACTGTGTCGGTTGGCAAAGGACGCGCCGGGGTTGAGATTATTGATGAAACCCTGCTGCCAGATAGCGTCGTTAAGTTAAAGCGTGAGCCAGATAGGACAGCGATCAAAGCGGCGCTGGATGCCGGTCAGGAAGTTCCCGGCGCGGTACTGAAGGTTGGTAATGAGACGATTACCGTGAGGGCGGCGTGATGGGTATTACCACAAGGGAAGTTGTTGTCCGGCACTGGGGTTCGGATGATGCGAAGAACGGCCATATACCGCATAGACTTGACGAGTTTATCAACGAGCTCATGCAGGCGCGCCTTGAAATCCCGCAAGAGCATTGGGCGGAAGCATTTATCGAGGTGGATGCGGAATGCCCCTATGACGATTGTTACCCGCGATTTATCGTTGCCTTCTCACGGCCTGAAAAACCTGACGAGACCGCAGCTCGGAAAGCTGAGGAACATGAACACTGGCAGGAGCAACTACAGAAAGCGCAAGAGCGAATAGCGTATTGTGAGGAACAATTGGGAGCGCTGTCATGAATTACGGCGTTTGGTTTCCAGAACTATCTTCTAGGTCGAATTCCCATGCCAATTCTTCCGACAGGGACATCACCTTTGAATGAATATCGGAAGGAAGATAGCCAATTTGAAGGAACCATCTCCTGCCAGATGGCAGGTTGGCCGGAACAAATGTCAATTTCGTGTTCTTGGTTTCAGGGAATTTTTCATGAATGATTTGACATAGGTATTCTACTGACTTTGTTTCTCTGGGCATGGTCGCTCTTTAACTAGGAAAGGGATTTAAGCATACCACAACACCCGCCAGCCACCAACTGGCGGGTTACACCCAACAACACGAGGAGTCATAAGATGCACTCATCGCTTCCGCACGGCCAATTCGGATGCATACTTGCAGACCCGCCATGGTCGTTCAAAACATGGTCCGGCAAGACCGGCACCCCGCATCGGTCCGCGAACGATCACTATGTAACGACGGCCACTAGCCGGCTTATCGATATTCCAGTCGCAGAGGTGGCCGCCCCGGATTGTGCACTGTTCATGTGGGTAGTCGATAGCCACATTCCAGACGCCCTCGAACTTGGCCGCGCATGGGGCTTCGAAATGAAAACCCGAGCATTTACCTGGCGCAAACTGGCCGCCAACGGGCAAGCCCGCATCGGCATGGGTTATTGGACTCGCAAGCAAACTGAACTTTGTTTTCTGTTTACGCGCGGGAAGCCTCGCAGAAAAGACAAGGGTGTGCGCGAGATTATTGATGCACCCCGACGCGAACACAGCCGCAAACCCGATGAGCAATACGAGCGCATAGAAGCGCTGGTCGATGGACCATACCTAGAGCTGTTTGCGCGTCAGGCATGGCCGGGTTGGACTGCGTGGGGGAATGAGACGGGGAAGTATGCTGCGGATATTTCAACAGCCGCCAATGATAACGATCTTTTCGGGAGGGTAGCGTGACGTACCAAACACCGGCTCGCCAAAGCACTGTTCTCGACATCATTGACGAGTACGAGCGCAAGATCGATAACGTCGAGGCTGCGATCAAAGCCTACGAAGACGCCTGCACAGCCGTGGAAATGGCGGGCACGATCATGGGCACATACGTCAATCCCGTCTTGCGCGGGCGCGCGCACGTGTCTGCCAATGAGATGCGCAAAAACCTGCGCGCATCTGGTTGGAAGGCTCTCTATAATCGCTGCCAGATCGATCGTATTGCAAGTGCTAAGGACAAGAAGCTGTTCGAGCGCACCTTGGCCGATCCACCGGAACTGACTTTCGACAACGCCAAGGCGACGTTTGGCCCGTATCTGGAGAACCCGCGCTCACACATTCTGCGAGGGCTGGCCGAAGTCTTTGCCGATCTGGACCCGGCCTACAAGTCTCATTCCAAGGTCAAGATCGGCGTGAAGGGACTGCCCAAACGGGTGATCCTTCCGAGCTGGGGCGAATATTCCGGCACCTACGGCAAAGACAAGCTCCGCGACATCGTCAATGCCCTGGCGGCTTATCGCGGCCAACCGCTCATGGAGCATGAAGAATTTCAGGCTATCAGCGCGGCCCATAAGGCAGGCGAAGACGCTATCCTCGATGGTCGCAAGGTCGCATGGAAGGAGCGTTACCGGGAAGGCGAGTACCAGACCTTCAATCGCGGCTTGACCATTCGCAAGTTCGGCAATGGCAATGCGCATGTCTTCTTTGCGCCAGAAACGCTTCGCGACATCAATCGGGCTCTTGCAGAGTTCTACGGCGAAGTTTTGCCGGATGCTGAGGAGGAAGACGCCAAGCCACGCCAAAGCACGGCAGTTTCTAAGGATCTGCAATTTTACTGGACACCAGACGCAGTTATTGACCGGGCGCTTGAGTTCGCAGGAGTTTTCAATTTGAACGAGTGGCACAATAACCCGCCAAAACCTTTTCGGGTTTTGGAGCCATCTTGTGGTGATGGTCGCATCATGGATGCGGTGCGTCGGCGTGGCCACTCTGTGTTCGGGATAGAATATCATGCGGGGCGAGCGGCAGAGGCACGCGCGAAAGGACATAGCGTTGTAACTGCGAACTTCTTAGAAGAGCCGGCACGCGCTGAGTTTGACTTTGTGGTGATGAACCCACCGTTTTACGGTCGACACTACGTCAAGCACGTCCGACATGCGTTGCAGTTCTTAAAACCTGGCGGCACGCTCGTGTCCATCCTTCCTGCAACGGCGCACTACGACCACAAGGAGCTTGAGGGTGAGTGGCGCGATCTTCCTGTAGCATCATTTGCAGAGGCAGGGACCAATGTACCTACGGGGATGCTTCGCATACGGACCCCCACCAACGACAATGTTAGGAGGGCAGCATGAGCAATCCTGATCAATGCCACGTCTGTGCCCGCCGCGCTGTTGGCCTTGGCGTACAACAGAAATATGAGCCTATCCGCTGGCTGTGCAAGGAATGCGCCGACATTGCCGAACATATTCGTCATCGGCGGCGATTGGACCCGTACGAACTGCGCGCACTGGATTATGGCGTCGAGGCGGTTGGGGAATACTTGCAGCAAATAGGAAAAACCGACCTGGCCGAATGTGATGAGCTAGAGGCGCGCATGTTGGTGAAAGCCGCGTGGGAAGGGTGCGGGCGGGGTGTGCGGGAAGCCCTAAGCGAGGCGCCGTTTTAATGGGGGAAATTATGAAGCACGATAATGATAACGCTCGCGGCCTTGTCATCCTCTTGTGCAACTTGACCAATGCCATGGCAGAGCCGTGGGTCGAGGCTGGCTATGACGTGCTAATGGTCGATCCGCAGCACGGAATGACACATAAGGATGGACGCATAACCCGGTTTGCTGGAACGGTGCTGGAGGCGGCGCCGTTACTGGCGCATCATATCCGACACAGCAATATCGTGTTTGTCGCTGGCTTCCCGCCCTGCACAGATGTTGCGGTGAGTGGCGCTCGATGGTGGGAAGACAAGCGCGCCAAGGACCCATATTTCCAAGCAAAGGCTGCGATCGTGGCGGAGCAATGCCGCATGACTTGCCTTCTGTCTGGCGCACCGGGATTCTTCGAAAACCCTGTTTCGGCGTTTAGCAGGATATTCGGGCCGGCGACGCACACCTTTCACCCGCACGACTACACCGGATACTGTGCCTCGGACAATTATGTCAAACGCACATGCTTATGGGCGTTCAATGACTATCGAATGCCGGCTCCGCAACGTGACCAATCGCTAGGAAAACCAGACACGCGCATATGGACGGCGCCTCCTGGCCCGCAACGGGCGAACATCCGTAGCGCATTCCCGCGCGGCTTTTCAGTCGCCAATTTTCTAGCCAATGCGCCGCATCTAGCATCTACTGTTTTACAGGATTCCAAACATGCAGCCTAATGCCGCCATCACAACCGACCCCATGCTTGACGTCGCTCTTTCCTATACTGCACGAATAACTGACTTACCATATAACAGACGTCCAAGGCATGCATACAGTTGCCCTCGTAGGGGCGATACCGCCACTCTTGGGAAAGTGAAATGTGCCAACGGCACCATCCAATATAAAGCATTTTGCGCCGAGTGCGGGGGAAGGGGGGCGCCATTTTCGCATCAAGAAATGGCCCATCTCGACGACACAAGAATCCCCGTCATTATCGATCACCCATCTGTGCCATGCGAACGATGTGGCAGCACAAATGGAGTGGAAGAGCATCATTGGGCGCCGTGGCATTTGTTTGATGACGCTCACAATTGGCCGACCAGCTTCTTATGCATGTCGTGCCACCAGGATTGGCACGCGAAAGTCACGCCGAATATGAATTCACATAAGGCAACAAAATGACCCACAAAATGGCCGAATCTACCGAGACGCTGGATCCTATGCTTGATCTCGCATTGTCGTATGCCGCAAGGGGTTGGCCTGTATTCCCTTGCCGTCCAAGTGACCATTACGATCCCGATACCGGAGAGGTGTTCCCAGAAAAGGGTCCTTTGATCTCAAACGGGTTTAAAGGCGCAACATTAAATGAACGCATCATCCGCGAATTATGGAAGCGAAACCCCGGCGCTCTGATCGGCATACCAACAGGTGAGCGATCCGGTTTTTGGGTTCTGGATGTTGATGTGCCGCCCAAGCATGAGGATGGTAGGCCGTGGCTGGAAGCGCAGATTGCCAAGCACGGCCCATTGGAAACTAGGCAAGCCCAAACAGGCAGTGGAGGAATACACTTCCTGTTTTCGCACGAGCGTGGCATCCGAAATTCAGACGTTGCGATAGGTGTTGAAACGCGCGGTGACGGCGGGTACTTCATCGCTCCCGGCAGCGTTATGGAAGACGGTCGGTCGTATAAATGGATAAACGACGCGCCTATTAAGCCGGCTCCGCAGTGGCTGTTGGATGCGCTTGTGAAGCCTAAGCATAGCCCGATGCAATCTGTAGAGCGCGAACTTGAAGACGTGGACGCGGATGAGGTCGAGGAGCTTTTATCTTACATAAGCCCGGACTGCTCATACCCTGAATGGGTCTCAGTGCTCATGGCTGTGCATTCGGCGCTTGGTCCGGATGGATTGGCTGTGGCTGACGCGTGGAGCGCGCGCGGTAAAAAGTATCGGGCGGGAGAAGTTGGTAAGAAGTGGAAGGGGTTTACCCGCAATGGCGGCGTGGGCCTTGGGTCGCTTGCTGAGCTCGCCAAGCAGGGGGGCGCAAATTTATCAGAGATCTCTCGTCGCCATCGCCCCTTTGAGTATAATGACAATACGCCATATATCGACACCACCAAGTTGATTGCATCGGCACTACAAAAGGCAAATGGTGCGAGTGCGCCAGCAATCGAGCCAACAGAATTGTCAGAGGACGTTGTTCTAGCTCACGCAGCTACACCGGAGGATGATTCTAACGTTGCAATATTCAAGACGCCTGATGCCCTTAATAATGTCCCAGGCTTGGTTGGCGATATCGCAAACTGGCTGACTGAAACGGCGCGGAACCCATCTCCGATATTAAACCTTGGTGCAGCGTTAACTTATGTCGGGGCGCTGGCAGGGCGTCGCTATGAAGGGCCGACCGGCTTGCGAACTAATGTATATGTTATCGGGCTGGCACCGTCTGGCTTCGGTAAAGAACATCCGCGCGCTGGTATCAAGGCATTGGCTGGTGCCACCCAGACGCTTGGCAAATTCTTTGGTGGTAACAAGATCGCGTCTTCATCAGGACTACGAAATCGCGTGAAGTTGAACCCGTCACTTGTTTATATGATAGACGAGTTCGGCGGGTTTATGCGCAAGGTGACGTCCGCCAAGTCAGGGAACCATGAGAAGGAAATCGCCGAAGATTTGCTTGAAATGACCGGCACCGCGAGTTCTGTATTTATGGGGGCCGACTACGCCCAAAACCTCGCAGAGCCGATTTATAACCCAAATGTCTGTATTTTCGGTACATCAACGCCGGATGCATTCTGGAAGGCGTTGGGCAGTGGATCTATTATGGATGGTTTCTTGCCTCGATTTATCGTGTTCGACGCGGGCAGTGAGCGGCCTAAGCCTCGTGATCCTAAAAAGAAGATAAGTGCCCCGCCCAAGGATTTGCAGGACAGAATACAATCGCTCGTCGTGCATAAAAACGGCGGCAACCTCAATGGAATGACCGCTGATGGCAGCACATCAATAACGCCAATCCAGGTTACTTGGGGTCGCGGGTCGAAGCGCGTCTTCGATGACTTTGTGACGGAAATGTTTAATGTCATGGATAATGCCGTCAGCGATCATGAGCCTGTATATGCTCGTGTGGCTGAAAACGCCATGCGTATTGCAACGATCGTGGCGGTCGGTGTCGATCCGGAGCGGCCAGAATTAACTGCGGAAATCATGCGATGGGCTGTTGAAGTGGCCAGACGGTCGTGTCAGATGCTCCTAGAGCAGGCCGAGCGTTATGTGGCGGACAACGATCGGCAGGCGGAGTACAAACGCGTCAGGGCCATTATTGGTGAAGGCAAGCGCTCTGGGATGAGAAGAAGCTACCTAACCAAACGAGTGAATGGCGTCATCGATAGGCGACGCTTGGATGACATCGTAAACATGCTTATTGATGCCGAGGAAGTTGTTGATGTGATCGTCACACCTCCCAATGGCGGGAAGAGATCTAGTGTGCTTTACCTGTTTAAATATGCGCCTCAGTCAGACCAGAGAGCCGCATAAACGACCAGAGCGATAGGAAAACGATAGGAAAAAAACAGGCCGAAAAATTTCCTACCGCTCTCAAAAATGGGTCGATAGGAAATTTCGATTTCCTATCGCTCGAAAAAAAGATCAATTAAATCAGTGGTTTGGAGCGGTAGGAAATTACGTTTTTCCTATCGATAATGATGAAAAGATTAATAAATACAATAACTTATCTCTCTCTATATATCGATAGGAAATAAAAATGACAAAACTATTGAATTAAGCCTCAAAAACGAGGGGTACTATATATGGTTTCCTATCGCTCTTAGCGCTGTAGTTTTCACTATACACTTGACCAAGCGTGCAACTACAGCATGATAGTAATCATCCTGCTGCCAACAGGATTTCGGACGGACCCACCAAGCCTGTCTTCGCACCACCAAGACGACCATAACACACACGAGGATATTTCTATGGCACGTAGCCGCACTCGTGCGCCTTCTTCTACCACCACACAAATCGTTCGCGTGAACGGTGCGCGTGTTCGCATCACAACTCGCAACGGCAAAGTTACCACCAAGCCAGCGCCGCCATTAGAATGGGAGTTACAAGCAGCGCAGGATGCAGCGTTACGTCGGCTGCCGTCATTCCAGAAACGTTTCTTGCTGGCAGGCGATATGAACAGCGCCAAGCGTGGTCCCAAAGCCCAGGCTCAGGCAGTTGCTACAGGCATGACCAGCGGTGAACCGGATCTGCGCATCTACGGTGAAAATGGTCGCCTCCTGCTGATTGAGAATAAGGTTGGGAACAGCAGGCTGTCACCGGCGCAAAAGGACCGGCATGAGGCCCTGCAACGCCTTGGCTTTACCGTTCTGGTAATTCGAGCGACCACGACCGAGGAAGCTGCGGGGATGGCCGTAACTGCGGTTCTGGACTGGTTGGATGGTCCACAGCACGACGCAGATGCGGCCCACCAAGCTGCATAACCAAAACCACACGCGAGGAGTATACATGACAAAGATCGTTACAAGGCTGGCGACCAGCGCTATTCACGGCGTACCACTGCCAGAGCGCACGCCAGAACAGCGAGAAGCAACGAGAGAGCGGTTGCGCATTGAGCGTGCCCGTGAGGTGAAAGCCATTGCCAAGCAAAAGCGACGTATTAGCCGGAGGCAATCGATCGGGAAAGATTGGGATGGCCGCGCAGCGAATGACAATATTGCATGGCCACTTGCGACTGCGCTTATCCGCGAAGGTAATACCGAACTACTGAAATATGCGATGATGTACCGGCGCATCCATACCGCTGCGACAAGCAATGCAGTTCTGGGCGGATCAAGCGTTACAATGGGAGACGGGATGGCGTTGGATCGCCATATCCATGTGCGATCAAATGGCAGCATTGCGTATAAGCATGTCAGGCAATCAACGGCTGCGAGTGTTGATATTCCAGCAAAGCATGCCACCGTTACTGATTCAGAAACGCAAATTACGTCCGGCAAAAACGAAAGCGGTTACACCAACGTACCCAAGCAATGGCGCGGTGATGTTCCAGTAAACGAAATGATTGATGCCCGACACAAGCTCGGACGGCTGCAATCAGCGCTGGGTTATCTTTGCGAGCCATTTGAATTGGCGTGCATAGATGGGCGGACATATGCCGAGGTTGGGGTAGCAATAATTGGTGGCAGCGTTGCAATAGCTACCGGTGCAGGTCGCGCACTTGTGCATACGGCTCTTGTCACTCTGCGTGATATCTTCGGCAGACTTGAGCGAGAAGATTTCTGACGTCCAGTTTAAACTCAATCCGCCAGAACGTTGGTATTAGTGGGAAGGCAATCTTCCCACCAGTTTCAAAGTTCTGTGCGCACAGGCAGATGCCAGCGACAGACCCGGTGCCACGTGTGAGCATCGGGTAACTATTAGCGGTTACAGGGTCTAACCCGCGACATCACCATTGCGGTGGCCGCTAAGCCAATAGCAAACGCAGTATCGTTATACGGATGAGCGCAACCCGTCTGCATCATGCGCAGGAGCGGCGACCGCCACATCGTGGTCGGGCAACCATGGGAACCCGGATACTGTAAAGGCCGTGCACGGTCGTTCGTTTGCTTTTCATTTGCTAGTCCACAGCGGGACATCAGTCATAGAAGCTGGGCTGTTTCTGTGGCGTGTCCGACCCCTCTGCACAATGTGTACGGGTCGGCTTTCATTCCCCGGCGCTGTCTTCTCCTCCAGCTGACGGGATAGCGGCGGGTTGAGCCTACTGATGTAGGTTCCCCGCCGGGTTTGTTTTTGTGTCTGCGGCTCTGCTCATGTCATCCGCGTCTTTGCTCCGGCCTCTGACGCACGCCAACGCGCGATTACGCGGTTGCGTAGAAGGGTGGCGCCCAAGCCTTCTACGTGGAGCAGTCTATTCACAGGGATTAGCTTAGTCTGGTTAAAGTTCGCGGCTTGGACCCGCGAGACGGTGGTTCAAATCCATCATCCCTGACCATTTTGGCGGGTAGCGCTGGTGCGCCAGCTGGCCTCATAAGCCAGTTACAGCGGTTCAATTCCGCGCCCGCAACCGATTAACAATACCCGCTGCGCCTCTGATGCAAGCGCACCCGGTGGGTTGTTATTGAGGCGCACAAGCCTGAAAGACGGCCTTGGGTGCAGAAAACTGAAACCGGATGGGATCGGCCTCAACATCATCCCTCATGCAGTACCGCCCCACCTATAAGGGTAGCGCGAGCCATGAGATTAATAATTGGCCGTGCAACCGGTAATGACCGTGAAACGAAGGGAGCAGTGACACGGCAGCCAATCGAGTAGGAGGAAGAGATGGCAACTGGTAGAGCTATCATTGATGTAGCGGCTGACATCTTGCACCGGGTACTGGTCATGTTCCCTTCGACCTATCGCGTGGTTGGGTCAGAAATGAACCCAGCCATTGGTGTCGTTCGTCTCATCGTTGAGAGCGAAGATTTAGCAGGGCACGACATTCACTTGACTTGCGAGGTTGTGGACGTAGGAAGCACGCGCACTGTCCGGATGGTGCCCTGCGGTCGCATACAGGCTGAAGATAACTTTCAAGTAGGAGCCCGGCGTTGCCCGGCCCGTTTCTGATCTTATCAGTATGGTAGTAACGCGGTTCTGGAATGCTGCGGATTAAAGCTGAATGCCGCAGATTACCATACAGCAGGTGTACATCAGTGCAGCAATTCCTAGTATAATGATAACTGGACTGATCAATTTTTTCATGAAGATTTGTATAATGAACGGCTTTCAGAAAATCAAAGCTTAATAAGGTTCATGAAACCCCGCTCACGCGGGGCTTTCTTATTGGAGAAAGTCATGCTCGGTAAATTACTGCGCGCAGCATATGACACGGCAACTCTCCCGGTATCCGTAGCCGCTGATGTGGTTACAGTTGGAGGGGTGCTCAATGATCGTGATGAGGCATATATAGCAACTAAGCTAAAGCGGATTGGGCATGACGTCGCAAAGGTCATGGATGACCTCGCAAGCTAAACCTTGGCGCAATTGGTACAAGACTGCGAGATGGCAGCGCAAGCGAGAGGCTTTGTTTGCAGAGCACCCGCTATGCGTCATGTGCCTCCAGTCAGAGATTGTGACTGTCGCAGACACCGCAGACCACGTCATCCCGCATCGAGGCGACTATGACCTATTTTGGCACGGCGAGCTGCAGGCTTTATGTGCATCGTGCCACAGCAGTCTCAAGCAGCGTGAAGAGTTGGGGCAGGACGTGGTGCGATTTGGGCCGGACGGGTGGCCGATCTCCTAGGGGGGGGTACCTTCGAAGTCTCAAGGTCGTCTGGGCCCGGACCGGACGTGGGCCCACGCGTGCGCATCCGCAATTCAAAAGTTGACCCATTTTTCAAGATTTGACGGCGGTTTGAGCGTCATTTTTTCAGCTCAACGCAATGTTTTGAACCATTTATATCGCGCATTTTGCGCACAAAAAGCAAGGATTTCATATATGGCTAAGCCGCGGAATCCCCTCGGTAAGGCTAAGCTCGAGGGAAGAGATAAAAAAGACCCTCAACGCTTCAAAAATAGAACTGAGCCAAAGTCAAATGGCCCTCTTGGCGACCCGCCTGAATGGATGGGTGGCGAGCAGCGACAGGTTTGGAAGACATTTCAAAGCGAAATACCATGGCTGACCGAATCCCATCGCGGCTTAGTCGAAATTGCTACTACGATTAGAACCAGATTGACGCTTGGTGAGGATGTCGGTGTTCAGGCGTTGAACCTTCTTCGCCAATGTTTGGGTCAAATGGGTGCTACTCCTGCAGACGCTTCTAAAGTTGCGACGCAGGAAGACGATAGTGAAAAGGATGATTTGCTTGACTGATATGCCTGCGCTTGAGCGCGTGAGCGCTTATGCACAAGCTGTCATTGACGGCATTGAAGTGGCTGGGCCCCATGTTCGCAATGCTTGCCGACGACATTTCGATGATTTGGAGCGCGGACATGAGCGCGGGCTATATTGGGACGATGACTCCGCAATAAGGGTTTTTCGTTTTTTCGAAGACCGCTTGAAGTTGTCGGAAGGTCAGTTCGAAGGCAAACCTTTTAAACTTCACCCATCACAAGCATTCAAGCTTGGATCGCTATTTGGTTGGAAGCGTGCCGATGGTTCAAGGCGTTTTCGAAGGGCTTACATCGAGGAAGGCAAGGGGAATGGAAAGTCCCCGTTCGCCGGCGGTGTTGGGCTATATGGACTAATCGCCGATAAAGAAGCTGGCGCTCAAATCTATGCAGCTGCCGCGAAGAAAGAGCAGGCGGGAATACTTTTTCAAGACGCCGTGAAAATGGTCCGAGCGGCACCCGCATTAGAACAGCGTCTGAAGTTCAGCGGTGGTATGGGGCGCGAATTTAATATTGCGCACCATAAATCGCAGTCCTTTTTTAGGCCGATTTCGAAGGATTCCGGCAAGTCTGGATCGGGGCCACGACCACATTTCGCGCTGTGCGATGAGGTGCATGAGCATCCGGATCGGTCGACGATGGAAATGCTGGAGCGTGGGTTTAAGTTTCGACGGCAACCGCTGTTGCTGATGATCACGAACTCCGGCAGTGATCGGAACAGCATTTGCTGGGAAGAGCATGAGCATGCCGTCAAGGTTGCTGCTGGCACTCAAACTCCTGATGATGATTTTACATATGTCGGTGAGGTTATCGACGATACGACTTTCTCATATGTTTGCGCTCTTGATAAAGACGATGATCCGTTAAACGATGAGAGCTGTTGGAAAAAAGCCAATCCTCTTCTGGGTGTAATCCTAACCAAAGAATATCTTGCTGGTGTGGTCGCGCAAGCGAAGCAAATGCCAGGCAAACTCAACGGTATTCTTCGCTTGCATTTTTGCCAGTGGACCGACGCAGATAGGGCATGGATGCCGCGAGAGACGGTAGAAAGCGTGATGGATGATTTCAACCCCGAGGTTGAGCACGCTGATAAGCCCATTTTCATGGGAGTCGACCTGTCTGGTAGTAAGGATATGACGGTACTGGCATGTGTGGTTCCAACTGGATCGAAAGAGATGTCCAGAGAGGACGGCACATCTGTAAGCCTTCCGACCTTTGATGCATGGATTGAGGCATGGACGCCCGGAGATACTTTAGCGGCACGAGAGCAAGCCGACAAAGCGCCTTATTCGCTGTGGGTAAAGCAAGGCTGGTTGAATGCACCACCTGGTGCGCGCATTCGGTATGATTTTGTAGCTTCGCGCGTTCAGCAGCTTGATCAGATATTCGACATTAAAGCTGTGGCCTATGACCGTTATGCTTATGACAAGTTCCGTGAGGAAGTTGAAGCGTTAGGGTTGGAGCTGGAGCACATTGCCCATCCTCAGGGTGGTAAAATAAGAGCAAGACCTGAGCCGGCTAAAGTAGAGGCGGCGAAGTTGGCTGGGCTTCCACCTCCGCAAGGGCTGTGGATGCCGGGATCTGTGTTGTCGCTTGAAGATATGATCATCGACGGTCGAATACGATTGCAACGAAATCCGGTTCTGATGACGGCTTTGATGGGCGCTACTTTCGATCGCGATGCGCAGGATAACCGGTGGTTCGTTAAAACGAAAGCGTCTGTACGGATTGATGCCGCTGTTGCTTTAGCAATGGCGATTGGAGCTGCAATCGATACTCCAGTTGATGCCGGCAATATCGATGACTTCGTGGAAAATATGATCACTATAACTTGGTAGGAGTGCCCATGGGCCTTTTCAGTTGGGTCGGGAAGCCTTTCGGGCTCCTGTCTGGCCCCTGGCGCGCATTCTTCGGAATGTCTACGACGAGCGGCGAGACAGTAACATATGAGCACGCGATGCAGCTCGATGCTGTATGGGCTTGTGTGAACCTCATTTCCAACGCCGTAAAAACTCTTCCTTGTAATGTTTACAAGGGAGATGGCGTTGAGGTTGATTATGAAAACGCGCTGTATGAATTGCTGCATGACATGCCAAATCTCGATGATAGCGCGTCAGATTTTTGGGGCATGGCAGCTTTATGCCTGTGCTTAGATGGAAACTTTTTCGCAGAGAAAAAGAAAAGCGGTAATCGCTTGGTTGCCCTTAACCCTCTCAACCCATCATCCGTTGAAGTTAAACGGGATGCTCAAAACAATCGCTATTATGAACTGACCGAAACTTATCAAAACGGTAAAAAGGGCGGCGTTCGCAAAATTCGCGAAGAGAACATGCTCCATGTCCGCGGTCTGGTCATGCCCGGCTTTGATAGGGGGCTTTCACCAATTGCAGCTCAGCGCAATGTGATTGGTAATGCGCTGGCAGGCGAAAAAACTTCGGGCCGGATGTTCAAAAACGGCATGATGGCATCTGTGGTGTTGTCGTCCGATCAGGTTCTTAAGGCGGATCAGCGCAAGCAGATTGCGGAGTCGCTTCAAGCTTTTGCCGGCGCCGACAAGGCGGGTGGAATTGCGGTTCTGGAAGCGGGTTTGAAACCTTCGCAGATCACCATCAACCCAAAAGACGCGCAGATGTTAGAGACGCGACAATACAGCGTCGAGCAAATATGCCGTATTTTCGGTGTCCCGCCAGTTATGATTGGTCATGCGGCGAACGGCACGACCACTTGGGGAAGCGGGATTGAGCAGCTGATCCTGCAATTCACAAAAACCTGCTTAACTCCAATGCTGCGATCGATTGAATCGGCGATCTACCGAGACTTATTAGACAGTAAAACCCGCAAAACAACTGTCGTCAAATTTAACATGGAAGGTCTGCTCCGCGGAGACAGCCAAGCGAGAGCCGAATTCTTGTCCAAGATGGTGAATGCGGGGATTTATGAGCCGGATGAAGCGCGGGCTTACGAAAATAAGGCGCCGCGACCGGGTGGTAATCGCCTGATTGTTCAGGGTGCAATGACGCCGCTGGATTCACTTGGCAAAGAGTCGGCGCCTGCACGTAACAAACATTGACTAGGCGGAGTTCAACGATGTACAGCGAATTCCATGTTTTCGGGTTTCCAAGAGGTAGCCTAGTTGAGGGGTGTAACGCCATTCATGTCGCGGCAATATCTGCGTCTGATGCGACCAGCAAGGTCATGTCCATGCTTCAAGAAAAAGGTGTTGTTGGCGCCTTTAAGTTGACTGTAAAGGCACCAAATCAATGAAATTCGAACACATTTTAACGGCCTTTGAGGCCGAGCCGTGGGCGATCCAGCGCGAAAAACTTGCAGTTCTGGCTGACGTTTTAGCGGCTCGCGTGGCTGGTGAAAAACTAGTTTCTCCTGAGTTTGCAGCGGTTGTAAGTGATGCGCGTGCAAAAGAAATTGCAGAAACTGATGGCAAAGTAGCGATTATCCCCGTTTACGGCGTGTTGGCTGAGCGTATGGATATGTTCGCTGCCATGAGCGGGGGCACATCTTATGCGAGCATCAAGCGCCAGTTGCATAAGGCTCTCTCTAACGAGGATGTGAAGGCTGTTGTTCTTGATATTGATAGTCCTGGCGGCTCGGTACCGGGCACGGATGAACTCGCAACAGAAATTCGCAAACTCCGGGGTGGAGAGAAACCGATAGTTGCGCAGGTCAATTCATTAGCTGCGAGTGCAGCTTATTGGATTGCATCGGCTGCGGACGAGATTGTTGTTACGCCATCTGGGCGCGCCGGCTCGATCGGCGTTTATACGGCGCACGACGATATTTCAGCTGCCTTAGAAAAGGCAGGTGTAAAACGCACTTACATTTCTGCTGGCAAACATAAGGTCGAAGGTAACGAGACCGAACCGCTTGGGAAGGACACGCTGGCCTACATTCAGGAAAGCGTGAACCGATCATACAACCGGTTTGTGCAAAGCGTGGCAGACGGGCGCGGCGTTACCAAGTCTAAGGTCGAAGATAATTTTGGGCAGGGGAGGGTGTTCTATTCTGAAGCCTTGATCGACAGAGGTATGGCAGACCGTGTTGCCACTCTTGATGAGACCTTGGCGCGCTACGGCGCAGATGTCGAACCAGAAAGTGTTAGACGTATCAAGGCTGCTAACGAGGCGCGCCGAGAAGATGCTGAACTTCTGGTAGGTAAAATGGCCTCCGGTGAACAAATTACCAAACGTGAATTTGAGAACGGCCTGAAGGGTCTTCTTGGCCTCTCAAATTCTGAGGCAGAGCGGGCCGCTCGGCTCTACCTCAAGATTGATCAGGGGGATCCTGATGCTGATGCGGCCAAAGCAGCGATGGCTGCAAAACTGGACGCTGCGATTTCCGTAGCCCACTCATTCCCCCGTTTCTAAGGATTTTTAAATGTCTGATAATGTACTTGTCGATAAGATCGGCGAGCTTGGTACTTCGCTTGCCTCCATCAAAGAGCAGGTTGGCAATCTTGCTACCGATTTTACGAGCAAGCTTGAGCAGCACGGTGAGGTTTCTTCCGACCTGAAAGAAAAGGTCGATAAGGCCCTATCTGAACTTGGCGAAACCAGCACTCGCATTGGCGAACTGGAAAAGCGCGCCGCTCGTGAGAAAGAGCTTGGATCCGATGAAGGTCCTAAAGGCCTTGGCGACCATCTGGTGGATTCGGAAAAATTCGCATCCATGGATAAGGACGGCGCATTCCGTGGATCGATCCGTGTAGGTGTTGAGCGAGCTGACATTACCTCGGCAAACACGACCGTTGGTGCCGGTCGTTCAGCTGGCACATCGCTTGTGCCCGGCCATCGTGTACCAGGTATCATTGCGCCGCCTCAGCGTCAGTTGACGGTTCGCGACCTGATCGCTGGAGGCCAGACCTCAAGCAACAGCGTTGAGTATGTGAAGGAAACTGGCTTTACCAATAATGCCGCTCCCGTCGCTGAAACGACCCTGAAGCCGAAGTCGGACATCACGTTTGACCTCACCAGCACGCCGGTTCGCACTATCGCGCACATCTTCAAAGCGTCGCGACAGATCATGGACGATGCCCCGGCGCTGGCGTCTTACATCAACGCTCGCGGCACATATGGCCTCAAGTTCGTTGAAGAGCGGCAGTTGCTCAATGGGGACGGAACTGGCCAGAACCTGAACGGTATCCTTCCGCAGGCGACGGCATTTGCTCCGGCAATTACCGATATTGACAATGAAACGGCCATTGACCGCCTCCGTTTGGCAATCCTGCAGGTCATTCTTGCTGAATATCCGGCGTCGGGCTTTGTGCTTCATCCGACGGACTGGGCACGTATTGAGCTCACGAAGGATCTTGGCGGTAACTACATTGTTGGTAACGCTCAGTCGCCGATTGGCCCGACGCTGTGGGGATTGCCTGTCGTCCAGACGCAGGCGATCGACGCTGGCGAGTTCCTGACCGGCGCTTTCAACCTTGGCGCTCAGATCTTCGACCGTATGGGCGTCGAAGTTCTTCTGTCCACCGAGAACGAAGACGATTTCGTCAAGAACATGATGACTATCCGTATCGAAGAGCGTCTTGCGCTGGCGGTTTACCGTCCGGAGGCTTTTGTAACCGGTAGCCTTATTCCTACGCCTTAATTGAGTGGGGCGCTTCGGCGCCCCGTTCTTTTCATGCTGATTAAATCCAAATATCGGCTCGTTGGTAATTATGGGCAGCTTGAGATCGATCAGGTCGCCGATTTGCCACGGTGGCAAGCCATGCCGCTGATCGCGCTTGGCTATGTCGAAGAGTTTACGGAGGCCGTTGATGACGAGCACAAAGACAAGAAAGCGGCGCGTAGCGAGTTACATCGGCGCCGGCGTGGTAAATCCAAATCCAACACCAGAGCCTGATCCGACCCAAGATCCAGAACCGGATGAAGAATAATGGCGCTAGTCAGTTTGGAACGCGTCAAGGAACATCTGCGCGTCTTCCATACTGATGAAGATACGCAAATCGAACTTTATCGCGACGCGGCAGAAGTCGTAATAAAAGAATATCTTGATCGCGAGGTTGTTGAGCTCGGTCAAAGCCCTACGACCGACGACGGAATCGAAGTTACCGCAGCCATTATTGCTGCAATCCTTTTGCTATGTTCCCATTTATACGAACAGCGCGAACCCGACCAAAAACTTCATGGTGACGCGGTTCTTCCACGCGTCGTGCGGTCGTTGCTTGCACCATATCGTGTTTGGCGCACGTCGGAGGGCGCAAGATGCATGTAACCTTTACATCTAATTTTGATTGGTCTCCGAAATATGGTGTGACGATAGCATACCCGCCGGGTTGGTCCGGCAGCGTCACGCGTCGTTGCGGTGAAGCCGCTATAAAAGCTGGCAAGGCCGAACGGCTGAAAACGCCGTCGAAGAGCGAGGCCAGTCATGACAACCCGTAGCGCTGGCGCGATGCGCGGGCTTGTCCACATCCAACAATACATCGAAGGCGATGACGGCTACGGCGGCACGCTAATGGGATGGGAAACAAGAGCTACGGTAGCTGCGAGCTTTCTGCCGCTGCGAGGCAGTGAGGCTGTTATGGCTTCCCGGCTGGCTGGAAAGCAGCCTTATGTGGTTGCCATCCGTAGCTCCGCCCTTACGCGTCAGATCACGCCAGCATGGCGCCTTATAGATGCAAGGGCTGGTAACAACGATCAAGGCGAGCCGAAACGTGTGTTCGACATCAAGGCAATTTCAGATCCTGACGGTAAGAACGCTTGGCTTGAAGTGTTGTGCGAAGAGGTTGTGACGTGAAAATCCTTAACATGGAGCGCCTCAAGCGTAAACTAGCCCGCATCCCAGATGCGGTGAAAAAGCGAGCGCAGACAGACCTGATGCTCGCTGGCCGCGAAATCAATATGCGCCAACGGGCCTTTGCACCTATTGATGATGGAACCTTGCGAGCATCTATTCGTACAGAACCGCTTCAAGATGGCACGATTGGGGTTTCAATTGCTGCGGGTGGGCCCACGACAACTAAGCCAGTTCGAAAGAGTGAAAAGGGGAATTCTCCGAATTACGATTACGCATTGGCGCAAGAATACGGCACTAAAGACATGCCTCCTAACGCGTTCTTCTGGCCCGGTTATAAACTCGGTAAGCGAAAAGCCATGACCCGAGCTAGAGCAGGTATCCGCAGGGCGTTGCGAGAGGCAGTAAAAAATGGTTAGTCCTAACCTCCCATTGCAAGCAGCGCTCGTGAGCACTATTCGAGCTCTAAATACGCCAGCTGGTCAGCGCGTTTACAGTTATATACCAGACAGCCCGACTTATCCTTATGTGCAGGTGTGGCCGGGATTTGAAACGCCGATTGATGAGGAATGCTGGGATCGCACCGAAAGCACCATGCAAATAGATGTGTGGGCCGACCTGGGAAATTACATCAAGACAAAAGAAATTTCAGGCGCTATCCGCAATGCATTGCATGAGCAGAATTTAGCGATCAACGGGCATGTTGTTGATCGTGTCCGTGTCGAAAGCATCGTTTATACCGACGATCCGCCGCTATTTCGTGCCCGCATGTCAATTAGCATAGAAACACAGCCGTCTTAAACGGCTCTCCCCAGAATGTACAAACCGCACTGCGCGGTAAAAAAATGGAGGCCGCAATGGCAACCACTAAACGCCTGTTGATTCAATTCGGCGATGCTGAAACACCCGAAGAGTTCGTTCATTCCTGCACCATTAACACCTCGCAGGATTTCACGATCGAGGCAACAACCACAGACGCAACCGAACCTAACTGTGAAAACCCTGATTTGCCAGCTTGGGTACTGCGCTCGGTCGATACGCTTTCGGCAAATATCAATGGTGCCGGTACTATGGATCCTGTTTCGTTTGGCGTGCTGCGAACCCATATGCTTTCCGGCGAGCCTTTCAACGTTCGCGTGACGCTTGATGGCCTAACAGCTGTCAACGGTGGCGGGCACTTTGCTGGTCGCTATGTGATGACAAGCTTAGGGCTTGCTAAAGAAGGTAAGGGATACGTGACTTCAACAGTCGCGCTGCAGAGCGACGGTGAAATTAAGTGGGTACCAGCCACATAATGACACAGACACTTACTGAAGAACTCGGCGGGGTGGAACGACGTTTCCGCCTCGGCATTGGCGAGCTTCGCCAGTTGCAAGAAAAATGCGATGCTGGCCCCGCAACTATTTTGGGCCGACTAATGTCTATTCAGCCGCAAGCTTTTGGCCAGAAGCGGCCCAATGCACAAGACTATGAGCTTGGCGCTGACGACCCGGATTATCGTGCGGATTTCAATCTATATAGCTTATTGAGGTCTTTCGGTGGCGATTGGCGGGTTGATGATATTCGCGAGCCCATTCGTTTAGGGCTAATTGGAGGGGGGGCAACTCCTACCGATGCCAGCCTGACCGTTCTGGCGCACGTCGACAGTCGGCCTTTGCCTGAAAATATCGGACTTGCCGCAGCGATAATCTTAAAGTCACTCTCTTCAGATGAAGGTGACACGCCGGGGGAGCAGAAAGTGGAGACGACGAAGGAGACGGACGTTTAGTTTTCTCCACATATTATGGGCTAGGAGCAGCGATGGGATTTAGCCCGCGAGAAGTTGATACCATGACGCTGTGGGAATTGTCCGTCGCAGCCAGAGGCTGGGCAAAGGCCAATGGAGCAGAAGAAGAGGTTGCTGCGCCATCCTATGAGGAGCATTTGGCGATGGTCAGGGCGGCGCGTTCGTTGGATATGACCGCTTGAGGCCGGACGCCGATTGTCCCGGCCATAGATGTTGTGGTGGCTATTTAAACGATTCCTGCATCCGTGCAATGGCGACATCAAGTTCGTATTTGAACTTATCGAGCATATATATGCACGCTTCGCCATTTGATGCGTCATTCGGTGACTTACTGGCATTTTGATATATGTCATCGAAACGAACAATGGCCTTACTTTTATCTTTATATATTTTCTGAATCGCTGAAATAGTCTGATCGCGATAGATCGACCAAAGATCGCTGCTCATTGGCGATTGTGCTTTCTCACAGTCAGTCAAGCCATATATCATAACGATTGCAGCTTCATCTGCGGCTCGAATTGCATCCATTGCGCGCTCTAGCCTTTTATCATCTGCGGCCACAGCTCCTGTCGAGAGTAGCGCGAACGTCGCCAAAATCGCTATTTTTTTCATCATCCCCCCATCTCCAAGCTCGCTAACGCGGGCTTTTTTCTTATCAGGATTTTCTATGGCCGTCACCGTTGAAGAACTCCGTGCTACGTTGCGCATGGAGATGAAGCCTTTTATGCGCGATTTACAGCAAATGAACGGCGTTAGCGCAAAAGCAGCGAGGCAGGTTGAAGGCACGTGGCGTGCTGCCAATAAGCGGCTTGATAGTATCGGTAAGAACATGGCGCGCAGTCTTGTCGCGCCCATGGCTGGCATTGGTGCGGTACTTGGCACACGAGAAATAGCAAAATTTGCCGACGAGTGGACCGTTGCAGGCAATAAGATCGCTGCTGCCAGCGTTGTTGCTGGGCGGCAGGCTCGCACGTTGTCTGAGCTGAATGAAATAGCGCGTGCAACCCGTTCTGGTCTTTCGGAAACTGCCGATCTTTATGCGAAGCTTTTACGTTCAACCGCTGATGTTGCAAAGTCAGAGCTTGAAGTCGCTAAGGCCACTGAGATTGTCAACAAGGCTTTTAAAGCCGGTGGCGCTGCCGCCAGTGAGCAGGCGGCTGGTATTTTGCAGCTTGCGCAAGGTCTTGGTTCGGGCATGTTGCAAGGTGACGAACTGCGTTCGGTTCGTGAGAACGCGCCGTTGCTGGCGCAAGCCATTGCAGATTATTTTGGCACCACAATTGCAGGTTTGAAAGAACTTGGCTCAGAAGGGCAGCTAACCTCCGATAAGATTTTCCAAGCCATTCTTGCAGCTCAAGGTAGGGTAGAGGGCGCTTTCAAGGCGACAAATTCCACTATCGCCGAAGGCTTCACAATGGTGAATAACGCCATGATCGAATATGTCGGCACGGCGGATGCAGGTTATGGCGTTACAAAGCAGCTGGTCGGTGGCCTAACGATACTGGCTGATAATTTTGATAAAACAGCTGACGTGGTGTTGCAGCTCGCGGGTGTCATCGCCGGAGCGCTCATCGGGCGCTCATTGTTGAAAATGATTTCAACTTTGGGGTTGGCTGGCTCAGCTCTAAAAAGATTTATGAGCGCACTCGCCGCCGCTCGCACGATGGCTGGCCTTGCAACCTCCTTCACAGGACTATCCGCCGCGGCTGGCCCAGTGGGGCTGTTGATCGGTGGAGCGGTTGCTGGCTCTCTTGCGCTGTATTCTTCGAATGCTGCCGCTGCTTCTACTCAATCACAGAAGTTTGAGAAGGAGCTAATCTCTCTGGGTCTTCTGGCCCCGAAGACAGCAAAAGGAATTGATGACGCCGCCAATGCAATAGAAAACCTTGGTAAGGCAAATACGGCGCAGAAGATTCGCTCTATCGCAGATGAATTGCGAAGATTGCAAACTGGCGACAGCTTTGGGGGGGCTGGAGATGAATTATCCTCTATCGCATCTTCGGCGCGCTCAGGCGGGCTGAAGCGGCTGTTTGATGATGATGCGGACCGTAAGGCTCGCGCTTCCATCATCGAAATGATCAACGAGCTGCAGAGCATGCAGATCGCTACGGATGAAGTAAGGCGGCGCCTTGACCTTATCCGAACAACACCTATCAGCGATGCAGTTAAAGAAATGGCTGACACGCTGGATTATACGACGCGAAAAATTGAAGCGCTCCAGACTCAGTCATATCAGCTCGGTGTCATGCCGGGGATGCAGCAGGCGCAAGACGATATTAACGCGGTCATCAATGATTTAGATCGTCTTGAAAAAAGAGAAATAATCACCTCTGAGCAACGTAAAAATCTCGAAAGCGCACTCGTAAAGCTGCGTGACACAGGTGAAGGTGCCGACGAGGCCCGTAAGGCGTTAGCGTCGATTGACGGTATAAGTTTCAGCACAACTCTTGTTGGCCTTGATAGTCTTATCGGACGAGTATCCACTTTGTTTACTCAGGCGGATTTGGCAGCTAAGGCCTTGGGCCAGACTAGCCGGCTGGGTTCGTCTTCATTTAGCCGCGGTGGCAGTACCGTAGCCCGCCAAGAGCGACTGGAACGGCAGCGTAAAGACGCAGAATATGTTGCCAACGCTAAACAGCGAGCAGCTCTTAGTAAGGCGCAATATGATCTAGAGAATAAGATAGCTCAGGTTCGATCACGATCTGAAAAGGATGGACGCAAACTTACTGACGCGCAGATTAAGGAAATAGCCCAAGCAGAGCTTGCAGGTGATGCCGCCCGTTCTGCTGAGGGCAGGGCCCCGGCAAAACCGAAGCGCGAACGAGTTGATGAATACGAGCGCTTAACCCGATCCATTGCCGACCGAACTGCGGCAATGATCGCAGAGACTGAAGCGCAGCGACAGCTCAATCCTTTGATTGAGGATTATGATTACGCGATTGAGAAGGCGAGAGCCACGCAAGAGCTACTGAACGCGGCTGAAAAAGCAGGCATTGAAATCAATCCAGCGTTGCGAGCTGAAGTTGCTAGGACCGCAGAACAATGGGCTTTGGCAACGATGGAGGCCAACCAGCTTGCAGAGGCTCATGATGAATTGCGCCAGAAGGCGGAAGAATGGCGGGATACCGAGCAGGGTGCGTTCAAGGGTCTGGTTAGTGATTTGGCAGCGGGCAAGAGCGCGGTCGAAGCCCTAACTGATGCGGTCCAGAAACTCATTGATAAACTTTTGGATATGGCGTTGACCGACTTGTTTGACGGGGCTTTCGGCAAGTCAGGCAGTTTATTTGGCGGAATCTTAGGTCTAAGGGACGGCGGTGTCGTAAAGGCAGCTTCTGGCGGATATATCCGCGGCCCCGGCGGCCCGCGCACTGACAGCATTCCTGCCATGCTTTCCAATGGGGAATATGTGGTCAATGCTGCTGCAACCAAGCAGTTCAAGCCGCTTTTAGATCGTATCAATTCGGGCGGTATGGCGCTTGCTGGTGGCGGAATGGCTGCGCTGCGAGCGCCGACCATGCCTGTATTGAGCGGTATTCAGCGACAGACAACGGTTGAATCCGCTCCACAGATCAACATCAATATCGCGAGCGCAAGCGGTGACGATTATATCCGCGCTGTCGTGAGTGACGGGGTGAACCAAGGCCTGCGCCAGTATGACAAGTCCGGGGCCATGCGATTTGCGCGAGACAGTAAGCAGGCAGCGAGAAGGGGTTTGGTGCGATGATCGAACTTCCATCTAATATCCGCTTCGTTCCTTCCTATCCGCAGCTTGTCGTGCCGGTCAGTCAGACCAAATATGGCAACCGCGCAATTTCGACGGTGGAGTTCGCAGATCCTTATCGCACTGTGGATATGGAAACGCTGCCAATGAAGGCCAGTGAGGCGGTACAGCTTCAAGCTTTCATCGCCGCGGCGCGTGGTGGTATGGGGACCATTATCTATTGTCCCACTCATATTTGTATCCCGCGTGCATATTGGGGCGATGCCAACAATTCGCATCTGTCGGGTTCGCCGTCACGCGGAACGGTGACCAATGGATATACGGTCCAGTTAACGGGCGTCGTGCCTGGTCTGCAACTGATGGCCGGTGACTTGTTCTCGCTCAAAAGCGGGGACTATCGGCAAATGCTGCAGGTCGTGACGGGTGCGACGGCTGTCAGCACCACTCTGACTGTCACGGTTGATCAGCCGATTGCTTCCTATATTGCGCTTGGCGCGACTGTTCGGCTTAGGCAGCCTGAAATGAACACACGGCTTGTCAAAGACAGTTTCCAGATGGGTAAAGGGCCGCGTCCTGTTGCTTCGTTTCAATTGATTGAGGTGCCGAAATGAATAAAGACATCGTTATGAATAAGAAAGAAAAGGCGGAGATGGCTCCGCCAGTTGTAACGGTTTATGGTGCCGTAATATCCAGGATCCCTGTTTATGATCCCCGCAAGGAAGATTACGCCGCCTTTGTTAAGAGGGTTTCGCAATCATCTCGTTGATGGTGTTGGCAATTCTATTTATTTCACCAGCAGGCATCGCTATGGAGAATAGCGTTTTACCAAACATAAGTTGAATGCGAGGCTCATTGCTTTCTCGGTCAAATTCCACTGACACACCCGTGGGGTGAAGAATAGCGCCTCCTTCTGGTATTGCATCGCCACTCTGTTGGGCTTGTTTGGACGTCTGCCACAGAATATGCGATATGAATGCTGCAACTGTGGCTGATGCAATCGTTTCAGTTTTGCCGTCGATATGTATCCGCACGTCGCCGTTGGCTAATGCTCTGGTGTCAATCATCCCATGCCTCCCGTTTTTGTTAACGCGAGCATCAAATCTCAAATTCAACCAAGAGTCGATAACTCCCATTAATTAGGAGACCACATGGCTTTCCCCACGCGCTTGCAAACCTTGCTGGCCGAGGGGCGCATTGTTGTGCGCTCGCTTGGCGATTTCCAGTTCGGAACTGGCACCTGGTACATTTGGAACGGCTCATCAAATCTGGTCTGGAACGGCAACACCTACATTCCCAACCAGCTTATTGAGATTGAAGAGCCTCCGTATCAGATGGGCGACGAAGCGTTACCGATCACCATTACAATGCCGACCGCTGCGGATTACGGCATAACGCCTGATACGCTCGCCCAGATTGAAAGCGTTGATTATAAAGGCCGGACGGTCATTTTGTATGACGCCTATTTCGACCCGGACACGCGCGAGTTATTGCACGTCGAACCGATGTATCGCGGTTATATCGATACGATCGATCATGTGATTGATGGCGGCGAGATGGTTCTGAAAGCCAATATCGAAACATCCGCGCTGGAAAACCACCGCGATGGTTATCGCACCGCATCGCATGAAGATCAGCAGCTTATCTCGCCGGGTGACAAGTTCTTTGAATACGCCTCCATAGTGAAGCGCGAGAATTTCCACATCACAGCACCGTAAGGATTACCATGCGACATCCAGATTGGGAAAAACGCCTCGTGGCTGTCACGGAGGCGCATATAAACACGCCTTTGGTATGGGGAAAGTCTGACTGCCTTTTGACCGCATCAGACGCCATTGAGGCGGTGTTGGGTGATGATCCAGCGTCAGGAGTGCGCGGCAAGTATAAAAGCAAGACCGGCGCGTATCGACTGATCAAGCAGCACGGTTTTGATAATCTGGGTGCCGTTCTCACTGACAGATTTGAGGAAATCCCAACTGCAATGGCGCAGCGTGGTGATGTGGGTATTTTTCAAAACACGGTTGGTTATTTTTGCGAATATGGTTTCGCCGTGAAGGGCGAGGACGGTTTGCGCTTCCTTCCACGCACCATGGCCGAGCGGGCTTTTAGGGTTTCCTGATGAAATATTTTCTGGCGGTTTTATTCGCGCTGCTGGCAGGGCCTGCAGCGGCGGATCCTGTTTCTATTGTCACAGGTATTGTCGGCATAGGCTCGTGGCTGTTTGGCGGTACGGTTCTGGCGAACATTGTTTCAGTCGGGCTTCTGGTTGCGGCGAAATACGCGCTGACCTCGATCTTCCAGAAAACACCGAAATCATCAGCCTCTGCGACAGACACCAAATATGGAGAAAATCTCGTCCGCGAGGTCGGACTTGGTGTCTTTGGCACGATGGGCCATCACGTCTATCGAAATGCCTTCGGTAAAGGCAACCGGATGGTGCAGGACGTGTTTAAGCTTTCTGACTTTCGTTGTGTCGAGCTTTTGCGCGTTCAAATGGATGGCGAATGGAAAAACCTTAACTCAATTGAAGAAACCTATGGCCGTAAACTCCTTGGCGTACACAAGGGCGGTGAAGTTTGGGTTCGGTTTTATCAAGGTACGCTGGATCAGGCCGCAGACACACAACTGATTGTAAACTCCAATCCTGCTGGGCGATGGACCTCTGATCACCGTGGGGCAGGGATCTGCTATGTCGTGGTCACGTCACGAATGGAAGCTGATAATCTAACATCGCCGCCAAGCCTGATGTTTGAGGTCAAAGGTGCTCCATTATATGACCCGCGTAAAGATAGCACTGTTGGCGGATCCGGCTCACATCGATGGAATGATCAGGACACATGGGAGTTTTCTGATAACCCTGCTGTGATGATGTATAATCTGGAGCGCGGTCTTTATAGCGGTTCAGAGAAGATCGTGGGGCGCGGGGTGGCCGCTAGCCGACTGCCTTTGTCGGAATGGTTTACCGCGATGAACATCTGCGATGAAATCATGCCCGATGGCGGTAAGCGTTATAGGGCGGCTCTCATTGCGTCTTCTGGCGATAGCGTAACGCATGAAACCAATATGACGCCGTTGCGTGAGGCTTGTGCCGGCTCTTGGATCGAAGCGGTTGCGGGAGAATATCCGATTGCTGGGGCTAATCAGGCAATCGTTGCAACAATCACTGACGACGATATCGCATGGGAAAAATCATTTCAGCTATCATTGTCGCGAACACGCAGTGAGCTCGTGAATACGGTCGCAGCTTCCTATGTAAGCCCCGACTTGTTTTATGAGACGACCTCGCTGACGACACGCGTTGATGCTGCAGCATTAGCCCAGGATCGCGAGCGGTTGGCTTCAAAGGTCGATTACACAGCCGTCACGGATCCGCGTGTCGGTGACCGTCTCGCTGATATCGCAATCCGCGCCTCCCGCTATCAGGCGAGCGGCAGTTTTACGGTTCATCCAAAGTTCCTCGGTCTGCAGGTTGGCCAATGGGCTCAATGGGTGTCGGCTCGTTATAATCGCACGATCAAATTTCAGGTTCATTCGAAATCGCTCGGCGCAATGGGCAGCGACGGCGTTCGCGATGTCTCTATCTCTTGGCAAGAGGTGGGTGAGGGCATCTTTGACCCTACGGCATATGAGACAAATCCACCGGTCCCAACACCGAATGGTGAACCAGATTATCTTGCTGAGGTTCAAGGCTTCGCTGCTATTCCTAACCTCGTTATTAGCGACGACAGTGGTCAGGAGCACCCGGGTATTCGACTTTTTTGGGATGCAATAGACGACATAACTGTCGAAGGTGTAGATATACAATATTGGCCCGACAATGACCCGTCACAGGTGTTCTCGGACTTCGTCACAAAAGATGTAACGGTCAAGCAGATCGTCAATGGCTTGACCAGCCTTTCAGAATGGTGGGTTAGAACAAGGCTCAGGGTGGCTTCTGGTACGCGGCCTGTTGCTTGGTCTGATGCGGTATCGGTCGTCACGCTTGACGCACGTAGCGAAGAAAGCCCTGTCGATTATGGGCAGCTCGATAATGATTTAGCGGAATTGGTCAACTGGATTACAGATGATCGGCGCGAACTCATTCGGCAAGCTCAGGAGCAGGCGACGCTTACCGCCGATGCGGCGCTTGGGGCTTATGCCGACAGACAGGCAATCCGACGTGAACTTTCCAGCACATTCGGCACAGCCCGCGCGACATGGCGTGAAGATATCTATGTTGCTACAGGCCCTGATAGCGCAATAGCACAGCAACTGGTCCAGCTTGATGCCAGCCTTGGGAATAAGGCTGATGCAAATACGGTCACGCTTTTACAAAGCCGTGTGGATGGCTTCGAAGAAGAAATCAATGCGGTTTCTAACGCTTTGACCGAAGTCAACGCCTCGGTCGATGGCACCGTAGCAAATGCTGCATGGCGCATGACGGCGAGCGCGGGGAGCGGCGGATATACCAGCCGCATCTCCGCTTTTGCCCGCGTCGGAAACGGGGATGCCTGGAAACAAGCGGGTTGGTTCGTCAATGTCAGTCCGACGCACAGCCAATTGGTTTTAATGGCGGACCAAGTGGCGATTGCCGACACATCTGATCCTGACAATACTACCTATCCTTTTGTATCCCAGGGCGGATCAATTTACATGGAGAGCGTGCGTCTTGGCACGTTGAAGTTCGATCGTCTGCAGTCGAACAATAACAAGCTCGACATTCGTGGCGATGGCAATAACGCATATATACGGTTGTTTGTCTGATGGTGAATTGGATTGCTGGCTGGAAGCCGGGTGTCGGACCCGTAATGAAGGTTATGAAGTACGATAGCGACGATCCGATGACGGTGGCAAATACGGCATATGATCGCTTCTACTTCAATTCAGAAACGTCCCATTTGTCATATGCGTGGGATCATTTTCAGGTGAACAATCTGAATGATAGCACATATCCGATTGGGAACTACGCATTATCGGGCGGTGGTCTTTCGACGACGAAGTGGGGTCTGAGTACATATATGAGAGGGACTTCCAGCTCAATTCGGCGAGACCTTGTCTACTTCCATACTCGCGACCCCGGCTTGAACATGATGCCGCTCGTGGAGACCAGAGTAGGGGGTGCCGACGGCAGAGTCGAAATAATGCATAATTATCCAACGTGGACAGATAATAGCTGGGTCACATCAATCTCCAACAATGCGATTGCTTGTTATGTGTACCCGACCACGTCAACGGGGTTTGATTTTCAACGACTGGATCCTGCGTTTGGGCATGAAGGGTGGTGTGTAAAGGCTAACAATGGTGCCTCGGGATATTCGGCTGATATTGTGGGTGATCAAGCTTTTCTCACATCTATGATCTGGGACTTGCCCGCAGATAATACTGCCATCCCAAAACCAACCGGCACTCCAATAGCTGGCCAACTGGCTCTCGCAATCGAGCCTTCACGCGTTGTTATGGCGCGCCCAGGTTTTTCGGTTGATGGATCAAGCGGCCGGCAGCGCATCCTGGATAGTGATAGATCGCCCGTCAAATGTGTCATGATGGGAGAAACGCCGCTTATAAGCCCGGGCACTTCATACTTCCACCCAAAGACTGTCGACTTCGATCTCGAAACCACAATGGTGTGCGACACGATTTGCAGTATGAATGGCTGGGACTATTCCATTCCAGTTGTTGATCTTGACCCTTCATATCGTACGACACACGATATTGCCCGCTACCGCGTCGAGGCTGGAGGCATTCGATTTTGGGTGGAAGGCAAGTATCCGGTCAAGGTGCGCTTTATGCTTTACGCTACCGGGATCGCAGGTCGCACCACCGGCGGTAGTCAGACTATGCGCAAGCTAGATAATGGTCACATCCAAATCAAAAGGCCGGGGTCGAGCGATACAGCTCCTGGCTATAATGACATTTTACTGGATACGCGCTTTCCTGCTCTGACAGTGATTGATGAAGGCTGGATTCCGCTGAGTTCGTTTTCGTCTGCTAATATCGTTAGCTGGCGATATGGCAAAGTCGCAGCGAGGGTCAACTTTAACCCAAGCGGCTTGTTCATCTTCCCCAAAGTGGCAGGACATTTCCAGACCGCGATCCGCCAAGGTCAGCATGAACTGAGAGTTCATTTAGGCGGAGGGCAAGAGGTGGCGCGTTTTTCAATGGCGACCGTGGTTCGTAGCGATCACATCGTTATCCATCTCAGTCCCGGTAATTATTCGGGTCCAGGCGCGTCGCTCCCAGATCCTCTAGGTGTCCGCTACTACATTCTCGGCGCTGCAACGATTTAACCTACATACCGGAGATTATTATGGCTACATTGTCGGATTACACTTCCGGCACGATATCGCTTGCCAATGGCTCAACCACCGTGACCGGCACAGGCACGCTGTTTGACGTGGCAAAGTTTCGTGAAGGCGACACGCTTCAAATCCAGAACCTGACGGCCGTTATTGCGAGAGTTGATAGTAATACTCAATTGACGCTCACGGAGCCATGGACAGGAACCACCCTGACAGATGCTCCATACCGGGCTCGTTATCTGCCCGATGGCGCTCGGGTTACGGCACAGTCTACGACGCTTATTGAGCTGCTGGGGAATGGTATATTGTCCGGCCTTGCCAAACTCGGCGTAGAAGAGGGCAAAACACCGGTCGGCAATGCTGCTGGTCAGTATGAGTTAAGGGACTATATCGATGACCCGAATGGGACGCTCGGTGAGTTGGCTGATCTGGACAGCGTAGAAAACTTGTCCGAGCTGGCTGAACAGATTCTAGATGCGAATAAAGTACTGACAACAAACGATAACGGTAAATTAACGCAGTCCGACATTACCGCTGCAGCGCGTGTGCTGCTTAAGCTTGCTGGTGGGGCCTCTGCTGATCAGTTGCCGTACTTTACCGGGGCTAATGAGGCGGGTCTAACACCGCTGACGGCTTTTGCGCGCTCTATTTTGGATGATGCGAATGGCGCAGCTATGTGGGGTACTCTGGGCGGCACTCAGGGCGTTGCGCTTAATGGGTATTTCAAATTACCCAATGGTCTGATCGTTCAATGGGGGGCGGGAACGCTAAATGCCGCAGGTGTATGGGTCCCCTATCCCGTAGGGTTTCCTAATGCCGCATTTAGAACCATAGTGGGCTGCGCTAATGGAGGAGCCTTAGCAAATGTCGGGTGGGGTGCTCCCGCAGATAAGAATGGATTCACAGGGTTCGCAGCCGGTCTGACTGCCGTCCATTATATTGCGGTAGGGTGGTGATATGGCGAAATTTGCAAGTTTTGACTCAAATGGCCTCCCCGTTGCATTCTACTCCGGGGATATTCACGGTGAGAACATACCAACTGGAGCTGTAGAAATCTCACATAATGACTGGCTTGAGTTTATTAACAACTCAGGTATGCGACGCTGGGATGGCGAGAAGGTTGTTGAATACACTCCGCCGCTTCCGATGCCCACCGCCGATGATTATCGCCGTGAAATCCAAAACCTCATCGACACCAAAGCACAAGAGAAAGACTACGATAGCGGCGCAACGCTTGCCAGTTATGTAAGCTCAACAATTCCGCAATGGGCCGCTGAGGCCCAAGCGTTCGTCGCTTGGCGTGATGCTGTCTGGCTGCATGCACTGACTGAGCTGGATAAGGTGCAATCTGGTGCGCGCTCGCAGCCGACTATTGAGGGCTTTTTAGCTGAGTTGCCGACAATGGAATGGCCCTAGTCTTGAGATCAATCCACTTCCAATACGTCGCCCTTCCGATGGGGATAAGAATACCTGAAAGGCACCAATATTTCACGTTAACACTAGCCTAATCGAAGCCACGGATGACGCATAGTCAAGGTTGTAAACAAATCTGGTGTGTTTGCTACAGTATCCGTTCGTAGCATCGATGTGCCATGGACACGATACCTACACAAAACTTGCGGAACAAACACGGCGTCTATACCGTGATCGATGAATTTACACCAGAAATCATAGTCCTCTAAGCCACCTTCAAGATGAGTATATCCACGTACATCCTCCCAAGCTTTCTTAGAGATTAATGCCATCGCATCAACGTAGTTGCCGTGAACAAAAAAGCTCTTTGACCAATAGTCGGCGTACCCAAGTCCGGACTGCTCACCAAAGAATTCTAATTGCGTATATGCGGCGCCGTAATCTTGTTCTAAAACGAAAGGAGCAAGCTTCTCGATTGCCGTAGGATAGATAGAGTTATCAGCATCAATTACAAAGACTGCCTTATTTAGGCTGAACGAAAAAGCAGTATTTCTCGCTTGAGCAAGGCCCTGATTATTGATGTGCTTCAGTACAGTTATTCGCCGGAAACGAGTTGTGTTTTTTACTGCCCATTCCTTAGCAACAGAGGCAGAATTATCGCGAGATGAACAATCATCTACAATAATCAGATCCAAATTTTGATAGGTCTGAGCAGCAATAGAATCCAAGCATTCGATTATGAAGTGCTCATAGTTGAAAAGACTCACCGCGACCGTAATAGTTGCATCATCTCGACTGCCTGCCACGTCGTCGTAATATATTTCATAAGGAGCGCGAAAAATTCGACTAATCATCTTGTGGTCCTGCCAAGGAAATTGAATAAAACATTGGCATTATTCCTATGATGGATCACGTTATTCATGAGCAGATTGTTAGTGTTCAGTATTGCGTTACAGCACTGAATGCCTTGGGGATCGTTAAGCGCCCACTCTATAGTAGAAGCGATATACCTCGTGTTTGTCTCGATGAAATGTACGCCTGGCTTGTACAAAGGATGAGACAGGCAGTTGTCTGTAACCACGACCGCGCCTGACTGGATACCTTGCCTTACAATTCTGTGCCACTCGAAGTACGGAAGGACATCTCTGTGCACATTGAGATAAATTTTTGACATTCCAGCTACGTATGATGCGAGATCGGCAAGGGTTCGGTCGGCATTTTCAGAGAGCGGGGTAGGTCTTTTGCGGTAATAAATGAACGTTTCCCATTCGGCCATTTGTGGAGACAGCCTAGAAAATAACTTCTCCCGTCGAGGGCTATCTGAGCCAAAAAACGACAAGTCGAAGGTCCGTTCTTCCCATCTGGTCCCCCGAAGGGGTTGAGGGATAGACTTAGATAGGGGGTGATCTTTGATTGTTTCTGAATAACTCAAACTTTGTCTGGGAGATGGCTCCCAGTGTATTGTGGGGATACCAGATTGGCTGAGCAATCGCGCGCTTTGATAGCAAATATCGATAATTCCCGCGCTTGAAAGTATATGAGGTAAAGCAGAGGCGAACCATCGCGTCTGTAATTGTTCGGTATTGTAAACGAAACAATTTTTCATAAACGACGAATTAAAGAATTGAGGCCCGTCTCCGAGCAAGAAAAATTCGTGCGGCGCAACAACGATCTTAGTTACAGAATTCTCTTTATTTGGATCGGCGTCCGTCTTTTTGCTCGCCATTATTCCATGTTCATTGAAGGTGCGCAATATATCATCGGCTATTTGATCCATGAATACGTTACCCATGGACGATACATAAATATCCACAGAAGCAGGAGAAGGAGTGAGTTCGATATCGCAGGGTGCAATCACAGGTATACAGCTGAGCAGTCGAGATATCTCTTGACTGTTAAATATGATGCGACCTTCCCTTGCCCCAAAATTAATCGCGTGCGCGTAGGGATTATGCAAACCAATATCTGAGTTTACATGTTTATACCAATCAGGATCGAAGAAAGTGAGTTGCTTTAACCGGGCGATCGCATTGTCAAGCATTTCGATTCCGCCCCGATTTGCGTTTGAGCGCGGTTCTAATCTTACGAAGTGGGCTCGTTACCTTCCAACTGGTAGAGTTCAGCAATGCTTCTATGGTACTTTCAGCGTTTGCAAGCGACTGCGTCATCCGTGAATTCTCTGAAACTCGACTCGCCTCCATGTCGGCAACTAGTCTGAGTTCTCGTTTAGCTTCCCTGTGTAAGTCTTGTTCGCGCTCAAAGCGACGTTTCCATATGAGTGCATCGCCAGTAAGCGGCACTGCTACTGGATAAAATTTTTCATGTCGCTCAGTGTCAATTTGCGATGCGAACGACACATTCGGGAAACGCTTTGCGATCGAGTGTTGAAAAATGGCTTCATTTTTAAAGTAATTGTTTGGGAACATATTAACTTTTCGGCCTAAAAAGGCGGATAAGATAGTAATATGCAGTCGATCAGTATTGATTTCGTCATATTGTGCCAAAAAGTCGGCCAGCGAAGCAGTTGCGGATTCAACGAACGGGACAGCTTGCCAGATGTCGCCATTCCAAGCCAATGAAACATCAATATTACCGATCGGTGGACTGTTGCCGACGGACTCTCCATCCTGTCTAAAAGCGTTCAATGTCCCTGCGCCCTTCCGGCCTGACTGATTGAAATGATCGTCGCTTAGGTAAAAAGTGACGTCGTGAACCAGTGAAACTCGGTCTGGGTTAGCTCCAGATTTTATACAGTGATCATAAGAAATGGGGTCTCTACAAAAAACAGTTAAATTAGAAAAGGTTTCCTTCAGAATGTCATTATACCCCACGATGGTATGTGGAAATAAATATACATTGTTCGTTTTTCGATGCTCCCAAATCAACGTAGCAACGTCTTCGTATTTTCCCTCTACGAGGTTTCCCCCGCCGCCAATTATAATGATTTCGTTGTCGAAGCGCTCATCCTGGGTGTGCGTAGTAAAATTCACTCCGAAATGTTTGAAAAGTTGAAGCGTTGCATAAGTGATAAAACCATCGCCAAGGTTGCCTGACTTTGGGAAGAAACGGATGGTTTTACCGGTAAAGGAAGCGATGGTCTTTAAAAGCGGGTCTTCGCCCTTATTCCATATCTGTTCGTTCATTTGGTGTGCTTGTCTCTTATGGCGTGGCTGGATTACATCTAACTTAGGGTCGCTGCAGACGGTTAATCAATGAGTTTGATGCACTGGATGTATTTGATGCGCTCGGTCTACAACACTAGAACGATTTTGTTGCAATTTATTATATCCTAATTGATGTATCCACCAATGAAACGAATGGTAGAAAACCGGAGCGACAATAAATATTACGGCGGTGCAAAATATTCCGAAAATAACAAAATTGTCGAATGGAGAACTACCTATGAATATTGACCAAATCTGCCAACACGCTGATATAACAAAAGCATGGGAAAGGAATACAGTAAACGAATAACGAGAGTAGTGCATTAGGCCTTGACCAACCTGCGTATTTAGCAGGCGGCCTGATAATATCCAAAAGTAAATTGGACCGAATAAGGTCAGAGCTTTGTCAACGGTATTAAACGTGCTTTTGTTATAAAAGAATGACATAGCAATTAGCGGTACTGCGAAAATTCCAGCGCTTAAAATGGCATTTTCATGACGACTATTTATGCTGATTGAAGCTAACTCATGATTGTATGCAAAAATACCGAAAAAGAACCAAGCGTAAATTTCAAACCTAAAAATAAGCGGAAGAGGTCTCGCATAAACGATCATAATCGCAGAAATCAGTAGAAGAGCCAAGGCCAAGCGTTTGTTTTTCGAGAGTACTATGAGCAGAGGCGAAATGAGAAAGCATAGGAAAATCTCTCTTAAAAAATAAAGGGGGCCATTGGCTGGGATTTGATTTACTGCGAATAAAGCATTGACCCAAGACGCCCAGTTTCCGTTGAATAGTTTTAAATCTGGTCTCGCCGGCCATCCATGTGATTGCCCCCAATATATCAGTGCTGCGAAGGCGAAGTTCCATACAACCATCGGAACTATAATTGTAGCTATTTTTTTTTGGATTAGCGAACTGTAACCGTATTTCTGCAATGATGACACTGAAAGATAACCAAAAATTACGCTCAATACCGGCATGCCGACCGGCGATAACACGCCTGTAATCATTAGATTAAGAAAAGCCGTGAAGGTAGCTTCAATGTCTTTTGTGCTCGGGTTGTAAAGCGTATAAGGGACGTGGGCGCTTACAACTAACGCAATGAGCATCGGTCTTAGAAGTGTGATTCTTTTGCGTATCTCAATAGGCATACTTGCACTAACTTAATTTGTGCTAAATTTGCAAGCCCTAAACTCAAAATTGTCGGGGGCTACACACTTTAATATTTTGAGGTGAGACAGCGCACCTCCCCACAAAAAACCCCAGCACCCGGGGGGGTAGGCTGGGGTCTACGCTTAACCGCTTACGCAAGTTTAAACGCTTAAGCATCATCGCATAAAATCAAAAAAACACAATGGAACAGAACCGTGCCCACAGGCGCGGTTTTTTTGTTGTCCAACTACCAAGGAATCTCCATGAACAAAACAACGTTCTTCGCGTATGCGAGGCGCGCGCCTTTTGGTGGGCGTTTGAGCCGCGCGCAGGTCGAAGGTGCTGAGGCTATTCTAGATGAAGCTGCACGCCGCAGCCTGCCCGACGAATATACTGCCTATATTTTGGCTACAGCGTTTCACGAGACAGGCGGCAAGATGCAGCCTCTTCGTGAGAATATGAATTACACGACGGCGGCGCAGATTAAGAAGACTTGGCCGTCACGGTTTCCGACGATCGCTAGCGCAGAACCTTATGTGCGGCAGCCACAAAAGCTAGCCAATAAAGTTTATGGCGGCAGACTGGGCAATACTGCGCCCAATGATGGTTGGATTTATCGGGGTGACGGCCAAGTACAGCTGACCGGTAAGGCGCACTTCAAAGAATTCAATGTGCAGCCCGGCATGGATTTGAAAACGTCCGTGCGCGTCATGTTTGACGGCATGCTGCAAGGCAAGTTCACTGGCCGAAAGCTGTATGATTATTTCGGCAAAGGTAAGGAGGATCCTGTTGGAGCCCGCCGCATAGTTAACGGCACTGACAAAGCGCACCTCATCGCCGGCTATTATAGAAACTTTCTCGATAGCCTCACAGCGGCTCGGGAGATGAAGCCAGCAATGGCGGAAGAGGCTAAGCCCGACGATGTTCCATTAATGGAAGATAGGGCCGTGCAAACCATTGTTGCGGGTACGGGTGGCACCCTCGTGACCGGCCTTATAGGAGCGGTCTCAAACCCATGGGCATTCGCGACCGTCGCATTGTTAGTTGTGGTGGCAGGCGCGGGATTCTGGCTTTGGAAAAGCGGCAGGCTCGAATTGAAGATGGTGGCTGCATGACCTGGCTTTCGAACAAACTAAAAGGCTGGGCCGTGGCGATCGCTGCGGCCTTTGCAATTTTGGCCGGCGCTTACCTGAAAGGCCGCTCCGACAACGCCACAAGCGCAACCGCGGACCGATTGAAGGCCGTCAACCAGGCAAGGAAAATCGAATATGAAACGAGCAAACTTGGCGGCAGTGATATTGACGCTGCTCTGTCTCGGTGGATGCGTGACAAGCGGTAGCTATTGCGATGTCGCGAGGCCTATTCTTCCGAGCATGGAAGATAGCATGACGCAGGAAACCAAAAGACAGATTGTGTCAGAGAACACTAAACTTGAAAAACTGTGCGGGGTAAAACCGTGACGAGTGTTAAAAGATGACAGGCGCTGAAATTATGGCCGTGGTCGGCTTTATTGTCATGCTGATTGGTTTTTTATTCGGCCTATGGAAATACATAGACAGTAAAATCGGATCCGCCAAAACTGAAGCGAGTGTTAAAGCCGAAGCTGCAACGTCTCTTGCTAGCCTTACTAGGCAAGAGCTTTCCGAATACAAGCTTCACGTGGCTGAAACTTACGTGACCAAGGCAGGCATGTCGGAGCAAACAGGTCAGATCATGCGAGCCCTTGAGGCAATCGGCGGTAGGCTCGATGGTATCACCGAACGCATTGATAGTTTGATGCAGCCCAAATCGAGGGCGCGGACTTAAGACTAACAGAGCAAAAACCGATAGAGCCAAATGTTGTGTTGACACGCCGTGCAACCACAGCACAATGAACAGTGCGGGATACCATCCGCACTGACCACACACACGAGGAGATTGCATGTCTGTAAAAAGACGGGGCGCGAGTATACGCCTTTCCCACGAAGAACTATTGCGCCGTGTTCAAGCATATCGCGAACACGGTACGCTCAAGCGAGCGGCAGCGGCTTGCGGCATTAAGAAGTCTGCATTTCATGACAGCATCAAGCGGGCAGCAGAACTCGGTTTGCTTGGTCCATCGCAGACTCTGCCAGGTTATGCGATTAAATCGCTGACTGAAACGCCGAACGGCACATATATGCGTCAGACGAAAGAAGCTGGGCCTGCCTATGAACCGACGGCGGGTCTTGCGGTTAAAGGCAAGACGACGCTTGTAAATGCTGAAGGCAGGGTTATTACACAGCACATAATGGAAAGAGCCGATGCTCAGCAGCAGCGCGCGGCCCTTGATGCTGTGGTTGCCGCACTTTCCGAAAAGCTGCCTCGTGTCAGTATCATGCCAGCTCCGCGTGGCACCAATGCGGACCTTCTAAACTTTTTCTGTTTAACTGATGCCCATTTTGGGATGTTGGCTTGGCGGGAAGAAACCGGCTCTGATTACGATATTGAAATAGCCGAGCAATTGATAACCGATTGGTTCGCAGCGGCAATTGACCTTGCGCCAGATGCGCACACTGCCGTGCTCGCACAGCTCGGCGACTTTCTGCATTACGACAGTATGGAAACCGTGACGCCAGCGAGTAAGCACGTGCTGGATTCAGATTCGCGCTTGCAGAAAATCATTCGAGTTGTCATCCGCACTGTTCGTCGTGTCATTGATATGCTTCTGCAAAAACATCAACACGTGCACATCATTATGGCGCAGGGCAATCACGATCCGGCTTCGTCAGCATGGCTGCGTGAGATGCTGGCAGCGATGTATGACAACGAGCCGCGCATTACGGTCGATAATTCACCCAGCCTTTATTATGCCTTTGAATGGGGGCGCACTGCAATATTCGCACACCACGGTCATAAGCGTGGCGTAAATAATGTGGATGCCACCTTGGCCGGGATATTCCGCGAGATGTATGGGCGCAGCAAATATGCCTACGCGCACATCGGCCATTTGCATTCCGACGAGGGGCGCAAGTCCGGCCTCATGTATGTCGAGCGCCATGAAACACTTGCCGCGCCAGATGCTTATGCAGCCGGAGGCGGTTGGCTGTCGGGGAGGTCGGCGAAGGTTATCAGTTACCACAAAGAATATGGCGAAGTTTCGCGCCTGACGCTCCGGCCTGAGATGGTTCGCGGGGCTGCAAAGTTGCAGGCGGCGAATGATAATGTGGCGAGCGAGAGGAGGGTGGCATGAGACGAATAATCCAATGGCTGATTGGTAGGGCTGCTAATCTAACGCCGAATGTCGTCTATTATCCTAAGAAGTTTCGTTTGGGCCTCAACAGTGAATTGGTCGATCTTGCCTCGAAACGAGGGAATGGCGCCACACCGATGTCTATCGCCGCTGTGTCTTTATGCTGCGCACTAGATGACAATCTTAAAGTAGGCGACAAGGCAACATTTGAGTTGGCTGGTGTCATGCACGGGGCACATGAAGTCGGCGACTTTATTGTAACCGTCAGGAGGGCGGCTTAATTCGTCCTCTTTGCCGTGCGTTGAGGTAGTCTGAGATCGCGGCTCGGATTTCTGTCTCAGGTGCTTTAGTTTGGGTTAAAATTTCCTGGATCGCCAAGTCAGGATTGGCAGTGACCGGGTCATTCATTCGTCCGCCCCCGAGCGGTGGAGCTATTGTTCCATATTCAACCTTGGCCACGCCTTCAGATAACTGGACCATAATGGATGCTGTATATCCAGTATATTGGGATCCAGTATATTTGGCACCTAAAATCCGCATCGTAGCCTCCCTCTTCGGGCTTAAAGAACTGGATATTAGCACAGAAAAATCTTGCCGCCCACCAAGCGGCTCAACCACAACACGAGGAGATAGAAATGGTGTTTTCACCAGCTGCATTTATGGAAATTGATAGATACGCAGATGAGCTTGACAGAGCTGCCAGAGCATTTGTTGAAGGAAGGCGGATTAAAGTTGGCGGCAAGGCCATTCGCTCAACCCCGCACTCACAACCCTTAGTCATCATGGAATCCCCATATGCTGGCGATATAGCAGCGAATGAAAGTTACGCACGCGCTTGCCTTCTGGACTGTTTACGGCGAGGCGAGGCGCCAATTGCCAGTCACCTGCTGCATACACAAGTGCTCGACGATATGCAGCCTGATGAACGTGAGCTCGGCATAGAGGCTGGCCTCGCATGGTATCGCGTCGCAGATAAATGCGTCGTTTACGCCGACCGCGGCGTTTCTGGTGGTATGGCTAAAGGAATCGAGCGTGCCAACCGGTATGGCGTGCCGGTGGAATATCGCACGTTGAACGAAGGGCAGGTGGCGGCGTGAGTGAACGAGCGTATACTCTTTCAGAATTAGATGCCCTTCGTTCCGTTGTCGAAAACAAGTGGCTTTTTGGGACTTATGGGCGGCAATTGCACGAAAGTGGCATTTCAATCAGCCGTTCATACCATAAGGACGAGAAGGCAGTATGTGTAGAGCAGCTGGTTCGTACTCATATGATAGCCGGTCACACAGCCGAAGACTTGCTTCAGTCGGAGGTCGCGACATGAGTGGGATGCCAGCAGATATAGAAAATGCAGCTGTGTCTGCCATGAGGCACATGGACCTTGGGGACACAGCATATGGCTATAATGGCTTGAGGATACGTAAGGCTGTGGCCGCAGCCATCCTCGCAGAGCGGCAGCGATGCGCGGATGTGGCGATAAGCTACTTTCAGGGCCAAGAATATAACGGTGGTCAGCGTGCGGCTGGTGCATCTATTTACGCGGCCATCCTTGCTGGAGAAACTCCATGAGTAATCTTGAAACAGCTATCGCCGTGGCTGCCGCTGCTCACATGGGGCAGGTTGATAAAAATGGTGAGCCTTACATCCTGCACCCCATTCGTGTGATGCAGGTGCAGACGACCACAGAGGCGCAAATCGTGGGCGTGATGCATGATATGATCGAAGATACGGACACGTCGCTTGACGACATTTATTCGTTCGGTTTTGATGATGATATCGTGCTGGCATTGAACGCTATTACCCGACGCGATGGCGAGGATTATTTCGTGTATGTCGCTCGCGCTTGCTCCAATCCTATCGCGCGTCCGGTCAAGATTGCTGATTTGCGCGACAACCTGCGAGCATCAAATGACGACGAGAGCAGGCGCGCTCGGTATCTGAGGGCGTTGGATATGCTAGGAGAGAATCCGTGAAGTTCTTCCTCGAATGTCTGCTAGTAGCTCTGCTATTCTCAGGCATCATCGGTGAGTATTACGGTCTGCCCGCGTACATCACAGTTGCTATGGTGATCCCACCGGCGCTTTATTTTTCGATCATAAGCTGGAGGCAAACATGACCCCTTTCAATGTTGGCGATCAGGTTGTCTGCATCGATAGTGCCGCAGGATTTGAGCAGACGGTCGAGGTCGAAGAAGGCCAAGTTTATACCATTTCATGGATCGGACCTTTCGATCATTATATTCATGGTAACTATATCGGCGTTCGCCTTGTCGGCATCGATCGCGGCGAGTGTCCGCAATTTGGATACAAGAACCCGCCGTTTGCAGCACGCCGGTTTCGTCCACTGGTTAAGGACCGGCTGGCCTCATTGCGCGGTCTGCTTGCTGGTGGACCAGTTACAGAGACATTTGAGGAGCCAAAGCGAAAAGTTAGGGAGGATGCTTAATGCCCGATTTGGCCGTTGAGACTTTCGGTCCTCTTGAGAAGTACATAGCTGCAAACGACAACTTGCCGCGTGTTGTTGGGCTCAGTGGCGTTGCTGGTAGCGGTAAATCAACCGCTGCGGCACACCTTCAGCGCCAAGGATACACTCTGGTTAAGTTCGCGGGTCCGCTAAAGGATATGATGCGCGCTATTGGCTTGTCCGAAAGCCAAATTGAAGGGGCGGACAAGGAGAATTCTACTCAGCTCTTACAGGGGAAGACTCCGCGATATGCGATGCAAACGCTTGGCACAGAATGGGGTCGGAATATCATCGGGGAGGGTTTTTGGACGTTTCTATGGGAACATAGGGCGCTTCAGCTTCTCGATGCCGGGCATAAGGTGGTCGTTGATGATTGCCGCTTTGCCAATGAAGCTAAAATGGTGCGTTCCCTTGGCGGGATAGTCGTTCGCATACAAGGTCGGGGTGGTATCGCTAGCAGCCATGAATCTGAAAAAGTGGCATTTGAACCGGATGCTATTTTGATGAACAATGGCAGCGTTGCTAGCTTCCATGATCGGCTGGATAGCTTGCTTTCATTGAAAGAGCGTCATTGACGATAGCGGCATAGCCGAACCCTGACAGATTTCCGTCAGGGTTCGAAGCGTTGCTGTATTACTACCGATAGGAGAGACCACCCCAAATGCGGCCTTCGTCACGGTGTCGGCCACCGTTGACCGCTCCAATGTAGGCGGCTGCTGCAGACACAAGGGATGATGCTGCTAAAAGGAATGCAGTTAAGATGCCCGTAATTCTTGCAGTTTCAGCCGCTTTTGCGGCTTGGTTTTTTGCATCTTCGACTGCTTTCTCTGCTTGCGCTTGCATATCGGCCAGTCTCTTTTGGGCTTCGTCCACTTTTTGTTGAGCTTCAGTGCGAAGGGCCTGCACACGCTCTATGGTTAGATTTACACGGTTCTGAGCGTCATTCTGGCTTATCCCCGTTCGCCCCGCGATCTGATTTGTAAGCCAGGCGCGGTCGGCGTCATTGATCTCTCCGGTTGAAAGCAAGTTCCCAAGAACGCTCGTTACCTGACGCTGAAAGTCTGCATTGTTTTGGTTTTCTTGCCCAGGAACGGTCATCGCCTGTTGGTCAGAGCGGAGCATGGTGTCTGCTAGATATTCCATGGGATTGGACTTGAAGCCTTGTGGTAACATATCTTCAATCGTTGGTGCTGCTGCTTGGCCAGCGCCCTGGGCCATTCCTCCAGCAGCCATCCCGAGGCCGGAGGCTGCGCCACCCACAACTTGTCCTAACCCTTGTGCTGCGCCTCCCGCAACAGCGCCAGTCGCCTCGACGGCGGTCTGTGCAGCTCCGCCAACGACTTTTGCACTGCCAGAAATAGCACCCATAGCCAATAAGGCACTCAAAATGGTCCCTATACCCCAGACAACGAGACCATTTAGGCCATCGCGTACGGTTCGTTCCTCTAAATTGGCAGTACCGGTGGGGCGCCGCATTCTTCCAGCGATATAACCTCCCAGCACATAGGAAGCGACCATTGATATAACGCCAAATAGCGCGGTGATAATCAGCCAGAGAGTGCTAAAGTCTCCTCCCTCATCGACTGAGAATGAACTAAGACCCAGTCCACTTGCAAATGTTGTTAATACCACCATTGCTCCAGTGGCGATGATTGCACCCGCAAATATCGCAGCCCAATCGACATAACCGCGGTCAGGGGCGGCTTCAATAACAGTTGGATCCACCATTAGCGTAACCCCAAAAATGAGAGAATGAACAGGACGATTACGACTAGTCCCACCAGGTAGATGATTGAATTCATTTTGATGGTTCTCCTTAGGATTGCTCTCACGCCGCTTGATCGCAGTGGAGGAGTTGCGCCCAGAGCAAGGTGCTCGCATAAGGAGAACTTAATTTTGCTAAAAAAGTTTCAGCTGGCCTAGAGTATTTTCGGTTTATGAATTTGAATTCAACCGGATGCACTGGTCAGCCGGGTCTTAAAAAGGGTTTTTAGAACAAGCTTTGCTGTGCTTCGGGGGGCGATAAGTCTATTAATTCTGCATCCGGCAATGGCCGCTGCATTTCCTTTGCCTCATCCCAAGGCGCTCTCAACCAAGTTTCTATCTCTTCAGCTGTTCGCAGAATCACCGGCATGGCTTTGGGGTGAACAGGCTTGACGACCGCGTTGGGGTCGGTTGTCAGAAAGCCGAATATCTCTACCTCGACAGGGCCTTCCCTTTTCTTCCTCACGCCTTTCCAGCGTGTCCAAATACCTGCAAACACAAATAGCGGCTTATCTTCGCTTAAAGCGAACCAATGAAGTGGTTTGCGCTTGGTAAGCGGATCGGGTTTCTGTCCATACTCAGAAAATGAAGTGGCCGGCACGACGCATCGGCTTTCGACGCTTTGCCATCGGCGCCAATGCGGGGAATTAAGATTGCGGATATTTGTTACGCCGCTATCGGTTTCTCCCTTCACGTAAATGGGCGGGGTAGGCATGCCCCAGCGCAGCATAGCAAGCTCTGGATCATCGTTTTGTGTGTTGCGCAAAACCGGCGCCACATAATCGGGATAGATATCGAGTTGAGGATCCAGCCGATTGGTGCTGTCTAAGAACCTCGGGAACAGCCGACGCATCGCCTCATGTGTTGTGGTGAGGTTATATAGATTGCACATGCGCGTCCTCCTGATTTGAAGAGTAGCGTTTCCTTGATCCGAGTCCAGCCGCGGCTTCATCTTGGTGCGCGAAATGCTACAAACTCACCGTACCCCTTCACGGAGCAGCGCCGACAACGCAACTTTGATTTATGTGCGCTCAGCACTGCATCGCGTCCAATTTTTCTCGCAAGAGCGTCCGCGTCGATATCATTCAAATGGCCGCAGCGATTGCAGAGACCGCATAGGATCGTCCAAGATTCAAGATCCGTAATTCGAGTCGTGGGCTCAAGCCTTTCATAGGGATGAGGTCTGGCCATATTGAATCACTTGATCACTGTTGGTTTCCAGCCACGGCTAAAACCTAAGGACATTGCGATGCTTGCATACTCGATTTCCTTCACGAGGAAATCCCGATCCTTTAACAATCCTTCAATGGCCGCGCGCACGTCGCCATTGTAGTAGGCTAAGACCTGTTCAACTTCATCATCGTAATTTTGCGCATAAGCGTTCATCGCGACTCTCCATGTAAAAAGAGTTCATGATTTGTTCTTTTTATAGTTAAGAGTCAAGATAGTGCTCGGTTGGGGTGTGGAAAAATTTAGATTTTGGGTGAAACTGGTACAATGTACCAAAGATCACTACGTAAAGTGTCGTTCAATTCGCGCTAAGTTATTGATATTGTGAGGTTCGAATGGTGGGCGTGACAGGGATTGAACCTGTGACCCCTACGATGTCAACGTAGTGCTCTCCCGCTGAGCTACACGCCCATTCGATGTGGCGCA